TTGGTATAAACCCAACAGATGTTATAAAGGTTGCCGGTCCATCCGGAGTTGCCTTTTACCTACAAGGTTTAGATCAAACGGCTTAGGAGAGTAAATGCCAGGATACGCCTTCCCAGTAGGGGCTACTACAACTGAATACCCTGCTAAAAGTATTAGCTTTTTAGTAACTGATAAAGTTCCTAGCACAGCTACCCTTATTTATACCGCTTCTTCTAAGACTCGGGTTAATTCTGTCCTAGCTATTCACACCGGAGCATTTGATACCGGGATTCTTCCTGTTGCTCTCTATGTAGGTAGAGATGTAAGCGGATCTATTGTTAAGCACCTAGTAAATAAGACCCGCGTATTAAAGACTGCCTACCTAGTCCTGCCCCTAGTATCTGGAGATACTCGAGTCGGAGAAGACGGCAACCCTACCTCTATTGGGTACAACAAAATTTCTAATGAGATAACCCTACAAACTGGGGAAAAGCTCTATGCTACTTGTCCTTTTGAGGATGTTATTGAGCTTAAGATAGAGCTATCAGAAGGAGTTAAGTAATGTCCCAAACCCCTACGTTTATTAATATAGACGGAAATACATCAACTACCCTAACCACCTCAGATCTAGAAGATATTGTCGATAAGGTCTTCTACGGAGCACGTCAAGATATACTTACAGGGAAGACTTACATTGATATTATTGGCTCAGATAGTGCTATTACCCTAGGTGATGCCTTCTCATCCAAGTCAACAGATTATCTAAACTGGATGTGGAGCAACAACACAATTCGGTTTAGCGTTACTAACAACGGACATATCCTTATGGAGGTTTACTAATGGCTCAAATTCTTGATTTGGGTAAGTTCCGCTACGACTTTAGAGGCGCTTGGAGCGTTTCTACTGAGTACGAACGAAACGATGTAGTCCGCTACGGTGGTAACGTCTATGTTTACACGCTAGGCACAGCTTCTACAGGAAACCTCCCAACTAACACAGCCTTCTGGGCCATCATGGTTAGCGGTACCGAGTACCGTGGCGCTTGGGATATAGCAGAAGAATATGAAATTGGTCAAATTGTTTCTTACGGCGGTAAAGTTTATATCGCAATTCAATCAGTAAACACAGCTCAAAACCCAGTTACGGCAACAGCCTATTGGTCAGTATTTGTTGACGGTATTCAATACGAAGGCACATACTCTGGCAGCACTGCTTATCAAAAGGGCGATGTGGTTAAATATGGTGGAGCCGTATATATTGCTAAATCTAACACTACAGGTACTCTACCCTCTAACACAGGTACTTGGGATATCTTAATTTATGGTGTTGAATACAAGGGCGCATACAACTCTTCAACCGTGTATAAGCCAAATGATATTGTAACTTTTGGTGGAACCGCCTATATTGCACTACTTGCTGCTACTGGAGTAACTCCGGTATCTGGCGCTACTTGGGCAATCTTTGTTGAAGGTTTCCAATTTGAGGGCGAATACAGCAACTCAACTGCTTATCAAAAAGGTGACGTAGTAAACTACGGCGGTATTGTTTACGTAGCAATTGCTAATACAACTGCAAATGCACCAACAGACACTGTTTACTGGACAAAGCTTATTGAGGGTATTGCTTGGAAGAGCACTTATAACTCTCTAACTGCCTATAACAAAAACGATATTGTGGCTTACTCTGGATCTTCTTGGATTGCTAAACTTAATACAACAGGTAACGCCCCTGCAGTCGGTGCGTACTGGGATCTTCTAGCAGCAGGTACTTTCCCATCCTTTACTGGAAACACCGGAAAGTTCCTATCTAACGATGGAACACAAGCTACTTGGGTATCAGATATTACAGTCTCTGAACTACAAGTTACCGACAAAATTTACTCTGGTCCATCCGCTAAGACAGTGGCTACCACTAACGGAACTAACGTTAAGAACCTTAGCTTTAGAGCAATTACCTCTAACGTTGCTACTATCACAACTACAACAGCGCACGGCTTTAGCCCATTCCAATACATAACTATTGCTGGAGCAGCAGCCCCATTTAACGGTACTTGGGAAATTACTGCAGTTCCTACAGCTACCACATTTAGATTTGCAATAACCAACGCAAACATTGCATCCGTAGCCTCTGCTGGTACTGCCTCTGCAGTAACTGGGTTTACTAACCTTATGGGCTTTGTAACAAAAGACGCAGATGATGATTACGCTCAGTTTGCTATCCAAAATACTGGAAACGGCGCAAACTCATCTACTGACTTCCAAGCATACGCAGACAATGGAACAGACTTCTCTGGCTACATTGATATGGGTATCACCTCTTCTGCCTTTAATGATCCAGAATTTACAATTACTGGGCCTAATGATGGTTATATATTCATGACCGCACCTGTGGGAACCACTGGTAACGGTAACCTTGTTCTTGCAACAGGCGGCGAAGGTAATGCTAACAAAATTATTTTTGCAGCAGGTGGCCTTGACTCTAACTCTACTCAAATGGAGATTACTCCCAATGCAAACGTAAAAATTAACATCTCTACCCCATCTACATCTGCAACAACTGGAGCATTCCAGGTAGTTGGTGGCGTCGGTATTTCAGGTGATATGAACGTTGCAGGTAACGTAGCTATCGTAGGTACCATCTCATTTGGTGGTTCTGGAACTACAGTATCTACTGCAAACCTTGCTGTTGATGCCCCTATGATCTTTGCGGGTACTGGTAACACATCTGATGTTATTGACTTAGGTATTGTTGGCGAATACACAATTGCTGCAGCATCTCCTGCAACTAAGGCTGTATCTAACAAGTCTCTTACCTCTAACATTGCAACTCTTACAACATCAACTTCTCACGGATACATTGTGGGTCAAGTAGTAGCTGTAACTGGTGTGGATTCCACATTTAATGGTACGTTTACTATTAACGGTACGCCTACCGCAACCACATTTACTTACACTAAAGAAGCAACAAACGTTACCTCAGCTGCGGTATCCCCAGCAGGCTCTGTTGTAACAACTCGTGATCGACGTTACTCTGGTGTTGTTCGTGATGCCTCAGACGGTATTTTCAAGACTTTTGCTGGTGCTACAACTAAGCCGGGCACTTCGGTAAACTTCTCAGAAGCTGGTTTAGTATATGGTCCAGTTAAAGTTGGTGCGTCAGAAGTTAACTCACTTACAGTGGTTGATAATGGATCAATCACAGCAACTGCAACTGGTGTAACAAGTGCTATTAAAAACCTTACTCTTAGCGGTTCTACAAACGTATTTGATAGCGCAACCGTATCTGTGGCAAGCACTACATTTACAGGTGCTCCAACATTTTCAGGTAACGCAGTGTTTTCTGGTGCACCATCATTTACTGGAACCCCAACTTTTACTGGTGGAGTTCGTATTCAGGAAATGATTGAGGACGTTGTAGATATAGCACACTCTTCTAACGTACTCGCTATTGACTACTCCTTGGGTAACATTTTCTTCACAACAAACACTCCATCAGCTGCATTAACTCTTGCCGTTACTAATGCCCCAACAACAGACGGTAGAACATTTACTCTTAACGTTATAGTAACTCAAGGCGCAACTGCATACGTACCAACAACCATGACTATTAACGGAAACGCAGTTACTATTAAATGGGCAGGTAACGCAACTCCAGCTGGAACATCATCAAATGGTAAAATCGACGTATTCAGCTATACAATTATACGTAGAGCATCTGCTTACACTGTACTAGCCCAAGGTAACTCTAACTTCTAAGGAGAACACGAATGCCATTTGTATCAAGCGTTCGGGGTAATTTTGGTCCCGCAGGCAGAAATAAACGTAACGGTGGAGTTTTTGACACCTCCGGTGGAGCTATCACAACCGCTGGCGGTTACCGAATTCACACGTTTACTACAGTAGGAAATTCTACCTTCAGTACATCTAACTATGGACTACCCCTTACCGTTGAATACTTAATTGTTGGTGGCGGAGGCGGAGGCGGAACCTGTATTGGTGGAGGCGGTGGCGCTGGAGGAATGCTTACTGGAACTTCTTCTAATTTAGGAGTTAATGATTGGCAAGTAACTGTAGGAGCTTCCGGAGCTGGTAGCGCAGCTCCACGAGAAAGTAACACCATGACAAATGGTGGCAACTCTACTTTTAATAGCATTATTGCTTATGGCGGAGGTCGTGGCGCAAGTTACGACAATCTAACTACTAGACCAGACAATTCTGGAGTACCGCTAGGTTCTGGTGGAGGCGGAGCTGGTTCATCCCCTAATACACCTGGCACTGGAACTTCTGGACAAGGTCATCCAGGAGGAACTAGCGTAGGTAACGCTGGTACTAGCTCTATGGGTGCTGGTGGTGGTGGCGCAAGCCAAGCAGGTCAAAATGGGTCAACTACTTATGCCGGTGGAACCGGTAATGATGCTAGTCGTGGTGGAGGCGGATTAGGAACTTCAAGTTCAATCTCTGGGTCGGCTGTTGTATACGCTGGTGGTGGAGATGGAGGAGGACACGCTACAAATGGCGGATCTGGCGGACCAAGTCCAGCTGGATTTACGTACTCTGGTTCAGGCAATGGTTCACAAGGAGTAGATGGAACTGGCGGAGGCGGAGGAGCGGGAGCTCACCCACCTGATTGGCCAGGAGGTCGTGGTGGAACTGGTATTGTAATATTGCGCTATCCCGTATAAATATTTTTCTTTAAATATTCATATAAACTTAGTTCTTGTTCTGCGGCTTTATTCCAACGTTCTTTTCTTGCCTCAAAATGATTAAATATAGGTTGCATTACGCCTTTGTAATCAATTCTTAAATGGTTTTGATCAAGAGTTTGATCAATAATGTCTGAGATAAAATAGTTCATACCTACAGATATATAGTTAATGCCTGCGTTTCCTATAACGTTAAAGTTAAACATTTTGTTATTCTGTAGTTGGAAAAACCCTACACTTGTAATAGCCTCTCCCTTAATCATTTTTGGAGAGTATACACGCTCGTTATTAGCTTTCCAATAAGGAGTGTCATCACGCACGCTTAAAGCGTAGTGCAACGCAACAAACTCTGCAAAGTTGTTAAATATACCTTTAGTTGAAGTAGTGTATACGTCAATATCCCATTGAGTAACTTTTCCACGAAGAAGCGTCTTTACAAGCTTAAACAAAAATTCATGTACAGAAAATAAACCGTTACTTTCTAATGGTTCAATAAATCCAGCTGATAGCCCAATTGCTACAACATTTTTAACCCAAGTTCTTTCGTGAATGCCTACACGCATAGGAATATTTTTAAACGTTAGGGCGTCTACCTCTTCTCGAGATCTTGGGTACATCATCTTACTTGAGCATAAGTGGTTTTTAAATTGCTCTAAAGCGTCCTCTGAAGAAATAAATTTATCACTATAGACATATCCAGTACCTATGCGAGACCATGAGGGTATGTTCCAAACCCAACCATTGTCTATTGCGGTTGAATTAGTAAACGGCTCAAGCTCTTCTTCTTTGTTAATGTAAGGCATTTGAGTAGCCCAAGCATGGTTATTAGGCAACATATCGTTGTAAGACGTAAAAGGTTCGTTTAAAGCTTGACCAAGTAATAAACTTTTAAATCCGGTGCAATCAACATACAAATCAGAATAATGTTTTAAATCGGTACTTAACACTAAGCACTCAACGCCATCTTCGTTAACCTTTACCTCAGTAACATCTGCAATAATATGCTCAACTCCACGTGGCAAACAATAATGCTCTTTAAGCCATAAACCAAACTTTGTAGCATCAAAGTGATAAGCAACGTCGTATACATCATCATAATTATCGTAAATCCCGTAAGTGTTTAAAGCAAACTTATTTTTTTCATATAATGCTGATATTGGAAAATAACACTTTACAAAGTCTTCAACTGGTGTATCTGGATACGCACCCTTTTTAATTAACCAGTCGTTTACAGTTTTAGTAGTTTGATCAAAAAAAGGTCTTCCAAACGGGTAGTGAAAAGAACCCGCGTCTTTTTCATAAAAATCAGTAAATTTAATACTTAATTTATACGAACCATCTGTAAATTTAAGAAACTCTTTTTCATCAATACCTAGGTACCTTACGTAGTCGTTTATACCGCCAAGAGTACTTTCTCCAACACCTACCGTAGATATGGTAGGGCTTTCAATAAGGCATATGGTTTTATTAGGAAAAGCTTTAATCAACATAGCTGCTGTCATCCAACCAGCAGATCCCCCGCCCACAACCGTAATTTTATCTACGTTCACGCTAATCCCTTTAATTTAATGTGTGTACATCTACTCCGTAAGTGTATCATTAGTTCATGCCTATATTTAAAACGACACATAACATACTAACTACCCCATGGGAAGATGAGCTATGGGACGATAACTGGATGGATTCTGACACGTTAGTTCTTCCACCTAAAGGTAATTGGGACTATAAAGAAGAGTTAACTATTGAAAAAGTAGACATTTGGGAACAAATTTTTTATATGGGTGGGGGACTGGCTTTGTATGCCTCTTGGTCACCCTACGCTGAGTTTTATCTAATAACCCATTACCATTTTGCAATAAAAAATAACGCTTTAGAAACTTTTTACGGCCCAAATGCTGGAGAAAAAGCGTATCTACGAGCAAAAGAACTAGGTATGGACTTGGTTAGAAACAAAATTTGGGTAGATGAGTCTGAAATGTGGTTGTATCAAGAACCAGAACTTAAAGCCAATACTTTAATATTGCCGTAAAAGCTAGTACCGACCAGCCTATATTAAACAAGATAATAGTAGGCAAGGTCTTAACTGTAGACGACCAAATTAAAGATAGGCTTGAAATAAGGGCAAATATATAGAGCCACCACCACTGCTTACCAAAAATCAATCCTGGAAAAATAATGGCTAGTTTTACCATAAAGGCAAAAAACTCTACAGTATTTGCCCTATTCCAGTACTCTTTTTTACGAAACTTTTTAAGTGCTGTAACCCACCCGCTATTCATATGTTTTTTTACTCCAATAGTTTAATTGATAAGATTTTTTAAGCGTAGATTTTAAGTTAAAAAGTTTTTTATCTGTAATCTCTGCACTATATGGAGGCAAGATTTCGCTTTTCCAACTATCACGCTTAAAAGGTAGTATCTGAGCCACTGGTGTTCCTTTTTTTATTACGCCAACAAAATCTTTTCTTACGGCAATTGTAGCGACTAAAACTCCATTATACGTGTCAGTATCAATAATCCCAGACAAGCTAATAAAGGGTAAATCGTACCTATTAAACGGATGGGAGATTAGTAAACTGTACCCGGAAGGAGTTTCTACACGGGGGTACATAGGGATTCTCCAAAATTGATTTTCGTATTCATTTGGCAATACAATCCCATCTGTTCTATAAAAAGGTTCGGGGTTACATACGGGTTCATTATCTTCATGCGGATGTTTTGTGTGTTTTATATACCCCCAAAAAACCCTACGTTGACCGTCTACAAATCTAAACTCTAAATCTTGTGGCATACACAACATATACCCAGAAACCATAACATCCATAAAAGGTATGCAAGCTTTAACAGTAAAAGGTTTTTTATCATTCTTTAAAGCTTCTTCTCGTTCCAAAGGAATATTTTTATACCATTGGGGAATAGTAGACCTGGCGGGTACGGGAGGGTCTTCTGTAGTGTACGTTAATTCGGCGTTAGCAATAAATTTAATTTTTTTGCTATTTATCAATCTAATGGCCGATCATGGATCCAAGTAACTAACGCATATTTAAGTCCTTCGGTTACTGGATGGGCTATGTGCGTATAAGGATACGTAGACGGAAAAAGAAGTAACATTCCAGGTTTAGGTTTAATTTTAAGCCCAAAATTTACAAACTCAACTTCTCCACCACTGTAGTTATCATTTAAGTAAACAATTGCTGAAACAGCCCTACCCATAGCGGTAGTGCCATCTGCGTGTGCTTTGTACTCTTGCCCCCCGGAGTACTTTAAAGCCTGATAGCCCTCGTGATATAAAGCCTCAATATCGTGTTTTTTTGCGTAAGGAATTGTTGTGGCAAGTAACAACATGTTCATTTGATTATGAATATTTTGAAAAATTGCACTGTCTCTCATAGCTTCTTCTGTAACACTAAGGAAGTTATTTGTTCTTTTTTCTGAGCCCCGGTTACCAACCGTTTTTGCCCTTACCCATCTTGCGCCTGAGTCTAGAGAGGAACAGGCAAAATCCATAGCTTCAATTGTTTCTTTTGGATTAGGCCAAGCACCCTCAAAAATATCAATACACCCACCTACGGTAGTTGTTGGTAAAAGCTCTCCTGGAAAAAATCCGTTTATTTGTTCAGCCATTTAATGTTCCCCCTTAGTAATTAGATCTAGCCTATCCCAATAACCACCTTGGTTACCTTTGTAAACTTGACCCGTTTCGGTGTCTACCAATACCCATTTCTCTGGGCATCTCGTATATATGGTCAAGGATGTGGGATGTTCTGTTGTAGGTATATCCCGTCCCTGTCTCACAAGTCTTATCTTAGCAGTATATTTTAAGAGTAAGGCATTACAATATCTAGTATGCCAATCGACTTTCCCAACTCCCCTGCCGTAAACCAGCTGTTTTCGGCTGGAGATCAGCTGTGGTATTGGGATGGCGCAGTATGGAGAATTAGTGTTGCCCAAGGACCTGTCGGTCCTACTGGTCCAACTGGTCCCGGAGTTACGGGCCCAACTGGTCCTTCAGTAACAGGACCCACTGGTCCAACTGGACCTACTGGACCTACGGGCCCAACTGGTGCACAAGGAGTTACTGGTCCAACAGGATTAATCGGAGAAACCGGACCAACAGGACCTGTGTTTCAAAATGTAGATGGCGGTACAGCTACAACAATCTATGGTGGTTCATCTATCATTGACTGTGGATTTGCTGCCGGAGCTTAAGGAGATCTAATGGCTGTTCGTGTTCAATTTAGACGTGACTCTGCTGCTACATGGACGAGCACCAACCCTACCCTTTCACAAGGTGAAGTAGGTTACGAGTACGACACTGGAAAGTTTAAAGTAGGTACTGGCGCTACAGTCTGGAACTCTCTTCCTTATTCTTCTGGCCCAACAGGTCCAACGGGTGCACCTAACTCATTAAGCATTGGTTCTGTATCAAGTGGTGCAAGCGCAGGTGCTTCTGTTTCTGGAACAGCACCAACACAAACATTAAATTTAGTTTTACCTATTGGTGCTACTGGACCGACAGGACCTACAGGTCCAACAGGTCCTACTGGTCCGACAGGATCAACAGGTGCAGCAAGCACGGTAACTGGACCGACAGGACCTACAGGTCCAACTGGTCCGACTGGTGCAACTGGTGCAACTGGTGCTAACAGCACCGTTACAGGCCCAACTGGCGCTACAGGGCCAACTGGTGCAACTGGTGCAACTGGTGCTAACAGCACCGTTACAGGCCCTTCTGGAGTCATCTCAGTAACTGGACCAATTACAAATAGCGGCACCTCAACTGCTGCAAATATTGGTATCAACCAAACTCTTATTTCAATTGCAAACACCCAGGTAACTGGTCTTGGCACATCCTCTGTAAAAGACGTGCCAGCAACTGGAGATGCGTCTACCTCACAGGTAGTTTATGGAACTGATACCCGCCTTACTAACGTTAGAACCCCTGCAGACTTATCTGTTACAACAGCCAAGATTGTAGACGCTAATGTAACTAACGTTAAGTTAGCAAACTCCTCTGTAACCATTGGTAGCACTTCAGTTTCACTTGGTGGAACCGCATCAACTATTGCTGGTCTTACTCTTACAGATCCAATGGTGGGATCAAACATTGTTTTTGAAGGAACTACCGCTGACGCGTTTGAAACTACTCTTCAGGTAACGGACCCAACTGCTGACAGAACAATTACGCTTCCAAATGCTAACGGTACTGTGGCTCTTGCAGAACAAGTTCTTGCTCGTTTTGACTTACAGTCAACTTACGTTGACGTATCCCCTCGCTGGGATAACCGTTCGGCAACATTTGAAAGTGGAACTATCTACTGGACATTCTTTACGCCTATGTTTACAACAACAGTAACCAACGTAACGGTGGCATCTGCTGGTACAGCAACTACTGGAGCAACTCTTGTAAAGATGGGTATCTACTCATTTAACGAAACAACAGCAACTAGACTTGCTAACACCGCTAATGACTCTACGATATTCTCAACTCGTAACACTGTTTACACCCGAAGTCTGGGAAATTCAGTTACCTTAACGGCTGGTACTCGTTATGGTTTTGCGGTACTGGTAGTGGCTACTACTCCGGGAACTGGTTTCCTAGCGTTTGGTTACCCAGCCACACCCCTCAACGTACTTAGCCCAATTATGCGTGGTTACCTAGACGGTCAATCAGATCTTCTGGCTACAGCCACTCCTCTAACTAACACATCTAACGGATACTGGGGTCGCCTAGCATGACAGCTATTAACGTAACTAAAACAAGCCTTGGGGTAGAAGCCTCTGGTTTTGAAAAGTTTGAGGTAAAGAACGCAGATACTGGAGAAGTAATCGGGTACGACTTAGTCGCTCCCGCAGAAACTGAGTAGACTATGCGCTATGAAAATAGCCGTATACACGATTGCTTTAAATGAAGAACAGTTTGTTGAGCGCTGGTACGAGTCGGCTAAAGAAGCTGACTACTTACTTATTGCTGACACTGGTTCTACTGATGGGACTGTTGCCCTTGCTAAAAGTCTTGGGATAAATGTAGTTGAAATTTCAATCAAACCGTGGAGGTTTGATGATGCTCGTAATGCTAGTCTCGCTGTTGTTCCTAACGATGTTGATTACTGCATTGCTCTAGATCTTGACGAAGTTTTAATAACTGGCTGGCGTGAACGGCTAGAGGCTGTACCAACACAAACAACTAGACCGCGGTACAAGTACACGTGGAACTGGACTGATGATGGAAAACCTGGGCTTCAATATAGTGGGGACAAGATTCACTCTCGTCACGGATACCGTTGGAAGCACCCAGTGCACGAAGTAATGATTACGGATCGCATTACTCAAATAGAAAACTGGACTGAACTTGAAATCCACCATCACCCAGACAACTCAAAACCTAGGTCTCAATACATGCCTTTATTAGCTCAGTCAGTAGAAGAAGATCCATACGATGACCGTAACGCCTTTTACTACGCTAGAGAATTGTATTTCTACGGTGAGTACCAAAAGTCTACGGAAGAGTTTAAAAGGCATTTAAGTCTTCCTAGGGCTACGTGGAGACCTGAAAGAGCAGCATCTATGCGATTTATATCTAAGATGGATGATGACCTACAGGTGCGGGAAGAATGGCTTAGAAAAGCTGTTAATGAATCTCCCGACCGCCGCGAGGCTTATGTAGACCTTGCCGCCCTTTACTACTCGACTCAATCTTGGCTTGCGTGCTTAGACTCTGCTGAAAAGGCTTTAGATATAGTTGAAAAACCTTTAGAGTATCTCTGTGAGGAATATGCTTGGAGTTATGCTCCATACGACTACGCGGCTATTGCTGCGTATAACTTAGGAAAAACCCCTGAGGCGTTGGAATACGGTATGAAAGCCGTTGAACTAAACCCGACAGATGAACGATTGCAGCGTAACCTTATGTTCTATAAAGCTTAAGGGGAATGATGAGAGCCTATACACCTGGTGGTCGTTTTACCACTGAATTTGAGCTTAACGCTATTGGCGATGGAATCACCTCGGATCTTACAAACCCAGTAGGAACTTTTGCCGAGTGGTGGTCTTTTAATAAAGCTGCTTCAACCATGGATCCCGTATACGACGTGGACTCTACAGTTGGCGGTCGTGTTTGGATTGGACCTAAGGAAATTCACGTACTTAGCGCTAACTGGTTGCAAGGAAACGTTCAATCTAGCGAGCGAGGCTTTTACAATGCCGACATGCTTACCTTCACTGTCAATATTGATGATTTAATCGAAGTTAGCCCAGAACTATTTGAGTCTCGCGGAGCGTATAAAGCAAAAATTTCAGAAGCAAACCGATACCGAGCTGTCTGGAAAGAGCAGGTTTACCGCCCGTACCACGTACAGCCAGATGGCTACTTGGACGACCGTGGTACTCTGGTTACAATTCGAATGATTCAAGTCATGCACGACGAACTTATAAACGACGCACAATTCCAACAATACGCGAATGGAACTATCTAATGACAATTCAAGAAGTAAAGATTAGTTCAGAGAAACAAGAAGAAGGCTGCAAATGCGGCAACTGTAACTGCGGAAAAAGGGACGAATAATGGCTAAGGCGTTTGAGAAAGGCAAGTACACAGAGTCTAAAGACAAGAAGAAGGACTCTAAGATGCTTAAGAAAGCTGGTTTTGACAAGGACGAAAAGGCTAAGTTTGAGAAAGCCGACAAAGCCCACGGAGCCAAGAAAAAGCCTAAGACCATGGCGGAAGATAAGAAGATTGATTCCAAGATTATAAAGAAAATTAAGAAGTCCGATAAGGACTGATGACTTAGCCCCCGCAAGGGGGCTTTTTCATTTACCATTGGTTTTAACTCCCATGCGGGGGTTTCTTTACCTTTTGCGTACGTATACCTGCGACTCCGATTGGAGACTGACATGTCAGATAAACCTTCATGGTTAGACGGCCCTACTGAGGTCGACTTCTATCGTGGCATAACAGGCAATGCTCCTGGCGCAAAAGAATCAGCAATATCTTTAGCGGCTGTAGGACTTGGGTATATGTACGGTCTTAAAAAGGCAAAGAAAAAGAAGAAGAAGAAGTGACCGGTAATTTCCAAGACCGCGCTCCTATTGTTGCTGGCCATATAGCCAGAGATCTTGATGATGAACTTCAACAGGCTGCTAAAAATGCTAGTTGGGATGCAACAGTATCTGTAGACGCTAAGCGTGGAACAATAACGCTTTCCTACCTTGAAGCTGATGAAACAAATATTTTTAACTCAGAGTATGGGCATGAAAGTGTAAGCCCTAACTCTGTAATTCGCCCTTTTATGGTCAAGGCTGAGCCAGCCATTAAAAACGCTATAGGCGCAGAAGCGCTTGATTATCTTTTCTCACAAGGAATACTCCCATGAGCCTAGATGACGCATTCTTATTTGCTGAAGATAAAGCCTTAAAAGAACACCTTCAAGGCATCACTGTTTCGGATTTAAAACAAAGCACCCGACAAGTTAAAGTGTGGTTTGGCTATCCAGACGTAGAACTTCGAGCACAAGAGTACCCATACCTAGTTATTGATTTGTACGATATTCAACCTGCTAGCGATCGCCAAAGCAGCGGAATTTGGATGGACAATACCAACAGAGGAACGCAACCAGTTGCTGCTGAAAGCACTTATTCATACTATGCCCCAGTTGTGTACGATTTGTACTACCAAGTGAGCTCATACTCACGACACCCACGACATGATCGTGGAATTATGCTTTCAATGTTAAATGAAAAGATACCCGGTAAGTACGGGCACTTAATGGTGCCACAGGGTAACGGGGTAGGTACGGTAGCAAGACATATGTTTCTTGAGGGGTTCGTAAAACGCGACTCCATCGAGGATGGAAGACGTCTCTTTAGAAACGTCTTTAGTATCAGAGTGGTTAGTGAAATGACACCGTTGGTGCCAGATGTAGCAACTCCACAAGTTGAAATAGTAAATCTCGAAACAGAACCAACGAACATCCCTTCGGGCTTAAGATCGGTCTAACACATGGTCAAACTAGAAACTCTCAAAGGAGATAAATAATGCCTGCATACCTTCGTCCCGGTGTGTTTGTTGAGGAATCCCTCAACTTATCCGCACCAGTACAAAGCACCACATCGCAGTCAATTGCTGCCTTTATTGGCTATACGGATCGTGGTCCTATCACTCCAACTCTGGTCACATCCTGGAGCCAATATGTCAGCCTTTACGGTGGGTGGACAACAAACACAAAAATGCACACAGCGCTTTTGTTGTTTTTTTCAAATGGCGGAAGCCAAGCTTATATTAAACGTGTACCCGGTAGTGGATCTGACATCTCTACTCGTACACTTAAAGATCGAGCGGGAACACCTTTAAACACGCTTACAATTAATTCAGCAAACGTAGGTTCTTGGGGCAGTCTTGTAAACGTTAGTGTTTCAGCAGCTACAACTGCTGGTGCATTTGATCTTACAGTTTTTTACAACGGTGTTGCTTCAACTAATATTGTTGAGCGTTACACCGACCTTACAATGACTGCGGTAGACGATCGTTACGCTGTAACTTTAGTTAACTCACAGTCTAAGTATATTAAACTAATTGATGAGAATTCTGCAACAACAGGAGCTCTTCGTATTCCAGTAATAACTACAAATGCTTATCTAATCAGCGGTACAGATGGAACTCTTCCAGCAGATTCAGCTGTTGCTGGAGCCGTATCATCTTTTGATACTGTAATTAATTCACTAGTTCTAAATGCACCAGGAATTAATGACGCAACTTCTGTAAACCTTCTTACAGCTTATGCGGCAGCTCGTGGCGACGTATTTGTTGTTATTGATCCAATAGCTGGAACTGCGGCAAATCAAATTACTCGTGCTAATTCTTATACAGCAACTTCATACGGCGCTGTATACTTCCCAGAAATCGTAATTAAAGACCCAACAACTAACACACAAGGAGTAACAGTATCTGTTAGCCCCGGTGGAGCGGTCGTTGGTCTTTACCTAAGCACAGACGCATCACGCGGTGTGTTTAAGGCTCCAGCGGGTCTTCAGACTCGTGTCGGAGGCGCTATTTCTGTTGCAACTTTAACTAACTCTGAACTTGATTCGCTAAACAGCAACACTGCTGCAGTAAACGCTATTAAGTTTGTTCCAGGTTCTGGAATTGTAGTTATGGGTTCACGCACACTTCAGGGAACATACGTAGATCGTTATGTACCTGTACGTCGTACACTTATTTACTTACGTAAATCAATGTCAGACCTAAGTCAGTTTGCAATCTTTGAGCCAAACGACGAAAAATTGTGGCGCTCAATCACTGCATCCCTTGAAGGGTTCTTAAATAACTTCTGGCGTCAAGGCGGTCTTCGCGGAGCTGTTCCAAGTCAAGCTTTCTATGTAAAGTGCGACGCTGAAACTAATCCACAGTCTGCAATTGACGGTGGTCAAGTAAACATCGAAGTTGGTGTTGCTTTACAGCGCCCAGCCGAGTTCGTAATCATCAAAATCGGACAGTTTGACGGTGGCACCACCGTTACTGTGGCGTAAAGGAGACATATAAAAATGGCAACCGATAGCGTAATCAATCGCTTTTCTAGCGTAGCGACCGACCCACTTCGTTCGTTTCGATACACAGTTGAATTCCTTGCGCCTCAGCAAGGAAGCAAGGTGAGCAGCACAATCACTGGTTTTAAGGGCGGGTTTACACAAGTCTCTGGTCTTGGAATCAACACACAGTCAATCGCGTACCGTGAAGGTGGTTACAACACCACAATTCACCAAGTACCTGGCATGACAACATTTAACCCAATAACACTTAACCGTGGAGTTATCGTTGGAAACGATCAGGGTATGAAATGGATGCGACACCTATTCGCAGCAGCAGCAGGAGATGGTATTGCCTTAGGCGATAATGATTTCCGTTGCGACCTTAAAATCTACGTCATGGATCACCCAGCAGCAAGCAACGCAACTGCTACAACTACTGGTGAAGGTGGGGCAAATGTTCCAAAGATGGGATTCCACGTGCACAACGCATGGATTTCAACTTTGAACTATTCTGACCTAGATGCAGGCGGAAATAACCTCATGGTAGAGACCATTGGTCTTGTACATGAAGGACTTTCAGTATTCTTTACCGGTACTGATTACACTCGCACCGCTTAATCTAAACTAATAAGGAGAACAAATCGTGAACGAGTCAATAAGCTCAGATCCACAACTTCTAGCAAAAGCCGCAGCTCAATTTGAAGAAACGCCTAAAGTAGCAGTTGTTACTAAGGCGCCTTCTGACACTGAGGTCGCCCTTCCCGGAGGATTTATGAACCGGGAGGGTGCCTTAGTTAAGTACGCGGAAGTCCGTGAACTTAACGGCGCAGATGAAGAAGCAATTGCTCGATCTGGTAATACGGGTCGTGCGTTGAACACCATGCTTCAGCGTGGTTTGGTAAGCCTAGGTATGGATTCAGCGTCTAAAGAAGATTTAGACACCCTTCTATCTGGAGACCGTGATGCAATCCTAATTGGAGTGCGCATAGCAACATTTGGAAATGAAATTGAATTCAACGGGGCATGTCCTACCTGTGACGCTGAGCAAGCTCTGGTTTTAGATCTAACTAAAGATATTCCAATTAAGGAACTTACTGATCCAATGGAAGATCGAATGTGGGATTATGAATCAAAGCTGGGAATTGTAAAAGTTGGTCTTCCTACAGGAAGCGTTCAGCGCAGACTGCTTGAGAATTCCGAAAAAAGTGCAGCAGAATTGAATACAATTCTATTGTCTGGGTGCGTAGCATCTATCAATGGAAGTCCTTCAATTGGCGCTACTGATGTTTTAAGACTTAGTTGGAAAGATCGTGAAGTACTCGTACAGCAAATTCTAGACCGTAACCCAGGCCCACGCCTTGGGGAGGTGAAGAAGGTATGCGAGGCATGTGGTGAGGATATTCCTATGCCACTGACCTTAGCTGCATTGTTTCGAGTATAAAGACGAAGACTACGTAAATTTACTGGACCAATTTGAACTACTAACTCGGCACTTTACTGGATGGACTTTGACGGATATCCGATCACTGTCCTTTAGAGAACGCAAAAATTGGATTGACCGATCCAGACGTAGGGGTTAACAATGGCGGGTAAAAACACTAGCTCAGCAATGGGTGTTGGCGGAGGCGGCATATTCAGTCGTAAAACTGAATTAGTCGCTGATTTAACGACCGCTTTTAAAACCCTTAATGCTGAACTTGAAAAAACTAAACGCCTGTCTGAGGAAATTTCCAAAAACCTTAAGAATGCAAGACCCGGTTCTGGTGGAGGAAACAATCTCCTAGGATCAAGTTTTAGTGACTCTACTGGAACTAAAGACACCGATACCTCTAATGGCACGGGTGGTGGAGGCGGTGGTCCAAGCACGGCTTCACGTGTTATGGGATTCCTAGGAAGAAACGCTTTAAAACTTGGAGCTATTGGTCTACAAAGTCTTCCTACAGTTGAGCAGTCGTTTGAACAAGACTTGCTACGTTCACGCTTTGGTTTCTACGGCGGAAAAAACGCTAACGCAACCCAGTTAAGTATGGCCCGTCAGGGTACAACTACTGACCCTATGGATGCCGCTCGCGCCTCTATGACTGGCGCAAGCATGGGCTTAATGCCCGGACTTAAAAACTTTAGTTCTATTGCAAGTAGTGCAGCATCAATTTCTAACCTTATGCCTGGTGTTGGTCTCCAAGGCGGTATGCAAGCAATGGGTGCGCTTAACCAAGGTAAAAATGTAAACATGCTTAAAATGATTGGCGTCAATGTGCGTGGCGCTGATGGCATGATGCGTCAATTCCAAGACATAGCTAAAGATCTATGGAAAGTATTAAACACTCAAAAGTCTGGCGCAGGTAAACTTAGCAAAGAAGATATCTCGTTCTCTTTGCAACCCGGTAACGCCCTTGATTCTATGATGAATCAATATTTTGGTAATGACCCTATTCTTCGTCAAACAGTTATTTCTGAACTTATGCTTTTAGCGGGTACTGGCGGTAAAGGATCGCCTATGAATAAAAAAACCCTAGAGGATCAAGGCGCAACAACAAGCGCTGTTACCTCAGCAAGCAATAGAAGCGCGGCGTCACTTAATGCTATTCAAGCCGTTGCTCCATCAACGCTTAAAGGATTTGAAAAAGCAAACGAACACTTAGCCGCCGCAAGTAACAAACTTGCGGAAGTTGCTAGATCTGCGGGTGTTGTGGGAGAGGCTCTTCGTAAAGTATTAGAACTTAAAGGGTATACAGACACCGTAGCCAGTTCTGGTAACGGAGCCGGTAGCATGCTGACATCCCTTCTTGCTGGTGGTGCTGGAGCGTTTGCTGGAAAAGCGTTTAACGGAATGAAAAATTTCTTTAAAGGTGGTGGGGCTAAGGCCGCTGCTGGTAAAGCTGGAAACTTTTTTAAGGGCGCTGGTAGCAAAGCAATGAAGTTTGGCGGTCGCGCTTTATCTGGTGCGGCTGTGTACGGGTCAATGGAATGGTTGCAAAAGCAATTAAATAGAGCGGACGTTCCTGATTGGCTTCGCACTGCTGGAAACGTAGCCTTTGATACTGGTGAAGGTGCGTTAACTACTCTTGCTGTAACCAAAAATCCTTTTGCTGCAATTGCTGGTGCTGGAGCCGGCGCTGTCACATCCCTCGCTAATCCTTATGGAGAAGAAGGAGATGGTTCCGATGGAGCAGACCCTTCTAGAGTAAACCCACTTAGTGGAGTATTGACCGTAACAAGCCCATGGAATGAAGTTCGACATATTACTTTTGATGACGGATCAAAAAGCCCAACTTGGGGTAAGCCGCACGGCGGTGTAGACCTTCGTGCCGCTGAAGGTACAAACGTATTTGCTGTTGCTGATGGTGTGGTTGAAGGAACCCCGTATGATGGCGGTGGTTTTGGAAATTTTATAAAAACTTTAAATTCAGATGGAACTGAAAATTATTTTGGACACTTAGACAAGAAGATTGCTCCTGCGGGTAAGGCTGTTAAAGCCGGTGAACTTATTGGTCAAAGTGGTAAATCTGGTGGTGGACCCGGTATGGGACCGCACCTTCACTTTGAAGTACGCAAAGGCGGAAACAAGTTAGACCCAATGCAGTATTTATCTAATGCTGCTGAAGCGGGAAACAACTCTGTTCCACCAGCTAAATCAAGCCTTACTATTAAAAAAGGCGCTGGCGATTTAATTCTTCAGCCTATGGGTGGAGAAGGTCACACACCTGCCGCTGGATTTGGTCGTGGGGCTACACACCAAGACACTGCGCAAACAGTAAATTACGGTGGAGTAACTATTAACTTCCATATGCCAAAAGAAGGATCAACGGATGTAAAATTAATTGCATCAGAATTGCGAAGAATTCTAAGTGATAGTTCAATCCGTGAGAAAGCGATGACAAAATAATGGCTGGTTATATGTATGTTGGTTCTACACTCCTTGCAATAACCCCTGCTCAGGCTGCGGCGGCTAAAAAAGCTCAAGATAAAGCCGACAAAGCCGCAGCTGCTACACAGAAAAAGAAAGCAGAAGCTGCAAAAAAGAAGGCCGCTGCTGCGGAAAAAGCCAGAAAAGCTAAAGAAAAAGCTGAGTATGAAAAAAACAAACCTTCTACAGAGCCGACTTTAGACTACAAGTGGAACCTACCTCCGCACACATGGAGCCTGCCTGTAACGCCAATTCAAGTTGAAGAAGACATGTACAAAGCCGACACAAACTTAGTTGGGGTTCCAGAAACTTATCGACGTGGTCGCATTTGGTGGTACGCAAATACAACTAATAACTTTGTGGATGCAGACGGAAAAGAAAAGCCTCAAACAAAAGGCTCTGATAGACGCTATGGTTTTCAATTTTTGTGGAACCCAGAAAGCTACACAACTTCTATTTCCCTGAATACGGACGTTACTCCAAGCGTTAACGATCGTTTCGTGGGTGTTGCTGGAGCGTTTCCCAGCGGAGAGACTATCTCCTTCAGTATACGTTTGGACCGAACAAACGATTTTGCTTGTTTAAAAAACTTAATTAAAAAAGGCTACACTTTAGGAAATTATGAAGGACCTGTGGCTGACGATAAAAATTTAGTTGAGATGGTTCAGAAGTACTATAACACTGGGTTTTTTAATAACCAAACAGCAGCACAAAGAGGAAAACAACTAAAAGAGTTGTTAGACCTTGGAACCGTTGCTGATCTTGAATACATCTATACCGCTGTAAACGGTCCGGGATGGAAAAACATTACTGGTCGTAAAACTGGCGACATCGGATACCTAAGCGCAACTTTGTTAAGAATTGATATAGGACCGCTGTCTTACATTGGCTACATTAACTCATTAAACGTAACTCATCTCTCTTTTAGCCAAGACATGACCCCTATTCGTACCGACGTATCTATTGCAATGAACTTAATGGCGTCGGCTGGTATTCAAGATAAGAAGGAGTCGTAATGGGAATTTTTCAAGGGTCACGCTACGAGTATTCAGTAATTGATTTTGTATCTGTTAAAGAAAACTCTGACTCAAACCCTATTGTTTTTTACGCTTTTGAAGATTTAGGAAGCTTCAACTACACAGAGCACACATATATTTTAGGCGAGCGTTTAGACACAATTGCTCATTTGTATTACCGTCGATCTGATCTTTGGTGGATTATTTTAGACTACAACCCAGAGATAACAGACCCACAAAACATAAAGCCCGGAACTGTACTTAGGATTCCTCGTGTTTAACTTTGTACAGGTTGGGTTTCCTTCTGCAAACATATCGCCGTCTCGTGTCTCTGACATGACACTTTGGCAAGAGCGGTACAAGCACGAGTTTGGTTATTTTCAATTTCGTGAGGTAGACGTAGACTTTGATGATATTAGACCGGGAACTCCTGTTGAGTTTACAATTAATGGAGACAACGGTAGTCGTGACTACAACGCATATGTACATCACGTTGAGCCCGTAATAAGCCCCGGTGTAAACTTTGTAAGAGTTCATTTTATTGGAGCTTCCTACTACTTAAAACAGACTTCCCAACAAGTTTACAAAAAACTAACCGCTGATCAAATTGTTGTAAAAATTGCTAAAAGAAACAACTTTTGTTACAAAGCTGAACCGCATCCACGTGTGTACGATCAAGTCTCACAAGCTGGTCTAACTGACATGGAAATGTTACAAAAATTAGCAAAACAATGTGGATACTCTTTGCGTATTACAAACTCTGAAATTCATTTTCAACCAGTAACAAAGCTGTTTGATCAAGAACGAGAAAATGCTCCTACCTTTGTACTTCGTGACTCAAACGATCCTCAAGGATCTACTCTTTACTCCTTTAAGCCTCTTATTGGCGAAAGTTTAGACCACGACGGAGAAATAAAATCAGCGGCGGCAATGTCGGGTGTGGATAAACACACAGGAAAAGTTATTCAGTTAACTAATCAAAAACGACCTAAGCCCGCAAAGAAACAATATGAGCCTGAGTTTTTTGACAGTTTCTCTACTGGAGTAGTGGTTAACGACTACGACATGGCAAAAAACGAATCTAAGTCTGTGGATGAAAGAACTAGGTTTCCATATCGTGCTACCGCAAAAGTTCTTGGAGATCCTAACTTGCATCCAGATATGCCAGTGTATTTAGACGGTGTGGCATCAGCGTACGCGGGTTATTGGGTGGTGCTTAAAGCGGAACATGTAATTGATTCTGAAGCGTATAGCAACCAACGATACGTAACAATCTTACATTTAGGAACTGACTCTTTGGGTTCGGCTGGAACTAGAGCTGGTATGGCTAAGGGCGGTAAAAGAACGGGTGAAGTACCAAATAGTCGTCCAAAAAGAACAATTATTCCTAACGTTAGACAAACTAACAAAAAGGGTAGGACTACGCTTAAAAAGGGAACAAAAAACGCAAACAAAAACTCCCCAGTTGGTTTTGGAAAAATAGGAAATCGCGCTAAACCTAAATCTGCTGGAAAGACTATAATTGCAACTAAGTGGGCAAGTACATCTGGAAATTTAGTTAAAATAACTAAAAAGACTGGGAAGTCGGCAGTTGTTGTTAAAAAACTTAGGAGAACAAATGGATAAGTTCTATGGCATATATAGAGCCGTTTGTATGGATAATGCCGACCCTATTGACAAAAATCGTATTAAAGTTCAAGTTCCTCAGGTGCTTGGGCAATCTATTAGTGACTGGGCTTGGCCGTGCCTTCCTGTACTTTCTAACGCTAACCACCCTGACCACAAAAAGCACCTAGCCTCTGAGGTAGCCGCGCTTCTTAATGCTCATGCAGATCATGCAATTTCAGGAACTACTGGTGGAACTACCGTTTCTACTTTTGGCTCCCACACCCACACCTTTAGCTATACCGCAGCACATACCAATAACCACACAGGTAAGAGCCCTGACACTACGTGGAACTTAGATCATGCTCACGATACGGATCCAGATGAAGAAAATAAATGGAATGACAATCTAGAAATAACTACAGAATTTCCTGAGCACACGCCTCACAGGTTGGTGCCGGATTTAAATCAAGGTGTTTGGGTCATGTTTGAAGGCGGAGACCCTAACTTTCCAATATGGATGGGAGTATTTTAATGGCATCATCAATTTCATTACCGTTTTCGTTTAACACATCGGGGGCTATTGATACAACTACTTTAGCCTCTAAGCAATACCAAGACCGTGTTTTAGGGGTAATTTTTACAGCACCTGATAGTAGAGTCATGCGACCTACATATGGAACAGTTGCTGCTGGAGCGGTGTTTGAGCCAGAAAGTGTTGTGACTGAGTATGTGAGCAAGGCTATTGGCGCTGCTTTTAACCAGTACCTGCCAGAGCTAAGCTTGACGCGACTTTCTGTAACAAAGGAGTCAAGTAGCTTAGGAGTTGATGCGCTCAATATTTCTGTAGAATACGAGCTACCAAACAAACAGGTGGACAGTCTTGACGTTAAGGCTGGAACCTTTACCCGATCTGGCGATCTAATTCAGGAGCTTGCATAATGGCTGACTTTGTCCCACAAGTTGATTACACCTCCCGTGATTACGCCTCAATCCGTGAAGACTTAATTAATTTAATTCCTCTTTACGCCCCACAGTGGGTAAGCCGTGACCCAGCCGATTTCGGCATTGTTTTGCTAGAAATGTTTGCTTATATGGGCGACTCACTTAATTACTACATTGATAGAGCCGCTAATGAGTCTTTCTTGTCAACAGCAAGCCAGCGAGACAGCGTTTTGCGTATTGCAAATGTTCTTGGCTACACCCCTGTAGACAGCATCCCAGCAACCACTACATTATCGTTTTTTAACAGCACTTCTGCTTCTATTGTCGTGCCTGCTGGAACTCAAGTAGCTAGCACAACTGTAGTAAATGGAACAAACACGCAAATTATATTTGAAACAGACGCAGCCGTTACCGTTCCAGCAAATGGCAATATCAGCGTAGCCGCAACCGAAGGTGAGACTATCTACGAGGAGGTTGCGGGAACATCTGATGGAACCTCTGATCAAGAGTTTATTCTTTCCGAAACCCCTGTTATTAGTAACAGCATTTCAGTAACAGTAAACGACACCGTGTACTCACCTGTTACTTACATTATTGACGCTGGTAGTTCAGACGCTGTTTTCTACAGCACAACTGACGCGGACGAAGTTACTACTATTATTTTTGGAGACGGAGTTAGTGGAAGAATTCCACCAGCAAACGCTGAAATTCTTGTAGCCTATCGAATTGGCGGAGGAGCCCAAGGAAACGTAACTGTTGGAACTTTAAACAGTATTGTGACAAACTTTACTCCCGGTTTAACTGTAACAAATGCGGCAGCAGCCTCGGGTGGAGTAGACGCAGAATCTACAGACTCTATTCGTTTAAATGCTCCAGCAAGTATTCGTGCTATTCAACGAGCCGTGTCTCTTAAAGATTATGCTGACCTAGCACTTCAAGTTCCGGGAGTTGCAAAAGCAACCGCAACATCAGAAGTTTACTCAAGCATTAATCTATATGTTGCCCCAGCGGGCGATACTGGACTAGACGGCTCTGGAAATTTAACAGCCGTTTTTCAACAACTTGGAAATAGAATTGCTCAATTTTTTGTAGATAAAACTCCACCAAATGTAAGTATTACATTGCTTCCTCCAACGTTTGTTGGTGTAAACATTACGGTTACAGTAAATGCTTTACCTCAGTACAAGAGAAGTGTTGTTAAGAGTAACGCGGAAAAAGCATTACAAGAAATTTTAACATTTGACAACGTTCAATTTGCTGACCGTATTTCTTTACACTATGTAATTGAGGCTCTTGCCGCAACACAAGGTGTAGCGTATTCAAATCCTACTTTAATAGCGCGGGTAGGTGCGGCTCAATCTGGTATAGCAGATGCCGTATTTGCACTCAATGAAATTCCACGAGCCGGAACTATTTTAGTTACCGTAACCGGCGGAATTGAAGACTAGGAGACATCATGACAGCCAGTTATCCATCATCGGTACGCCCGTTTACAACAAAAACAAACATCCTCAGCGTTATCGACGCTGCTGATCCAAACACTTTGCAAGAAGAAGTTGTAGCTATCGAGACAACGCTTGGTGTTAACCCAGCGCTTTCTACTTCAGTTGTATCAACTGATACTTTCCTTGGCACCTCTAGCCAGTACTCGACCGTAGCTTTGCGATTGGCAAACATTGAACGAGGAATTGTTGGAGACAGTCACACGCAGTATGTAAAAAAAGCCGGAGCTGACACTATTGTAAACGTCGCGGCAAGTAGCATTGGTTTAACTGTTAGGGGTGCTGCATCTCAAAGCGCAAACCTTATGGAGTGGAAGACCTCCGCTGGAACAACGGTGGCAAGTGTTAGTCCTGTTGGAAAAATTACTGCTAGTTACATTGATGCTCCTGAAATTGATCAATCAATAATTCTTGCTATTTTTGGGGCTTAAAAAATGGCACGGTACGGAATTGATTATTACGGTCTGTCTAACTACGGATCGGGTGGCGTAGCTGTTGTTGACTTTGACGCGTCACCAGTTTTAGCAACTCCTACTGGATATGGTCAAATTACTGTAACTTGGACTCCTCCTACGGGAGATTGGTCTCGCCTTCGCGTTGTAAGAAACACATATGGATTTCCACTTTCCGTAGATGACGGAGCTATTGTAGCTGATGAACCAAAAAACTTTTCACTTGGCAGTTACATAGATAGCGGAGAAGTTCCAAATAATATTGGTTTACGCCAAGGAATTGCCTACCATTATTCAATTTTTGTTCTTGATGCACAAACTGAAATTTGGATTAAAGCAGGAAACGCTTTGGGTATATCTGTAAAAAATTATGGATCTTTAGATTTTATGTACAACAATTTGCCAGCAATATATAGAAATACACAACTTGCAAGCGTTACGGATAACAACGAAAACCCAGACTTGCGTGCGTTTCTTTCCGTCTTTGCTTTTGCATACGATTTATACAAAACGAACGCTGAGTTATCGTACAAGTCATACGACACTGCAATTACCTACGCTCCAATAGTCCCTGAAATTATGAGACAGTTTGGTCTTGCATTTGAACCAGAACTAGGTCTTCAGCAGTCTCGTATCTTTTTAAGAAACGCCATCTACATAAACAAACAAAAGGGAAGTCTTCAAGGAATTAAAGACTTTATTAAAGCATTTACGGGGTATGACGAAACGACTACTCTTGGTAAAAATTTAATGCTTGACTATAACGACTCTTCTTTTGAAGAAGACCTTGGTAGATGGGCAAGTATTTACAGAGCAACACTTTCTCGGGCTCTTCCTGCAGAAGTAGCGCCTTACATAGAAAGTTCTTCTCCCTCACTATTTCCTAATAAAAGAGCAGCCAGTCTTAAAGTAACAGCAGCAAGTGACGGAACGTCTGGAACCTACGTAGACGCAGGTATTGAGTTTGCGTGCGGGCTATCCGCCCCTAAAACTAGAGGCATTCCAATTAAAGAAGGTTCTTCGTACACGTTTTCAATCTATAGCCGTGCTAAAACAGTGGCTAGAGAAATTACTGTTGATATTCGTTGGTATGACCGTAACGGTGAAGAAATCTCAAGAGCCGGTGAAGAGTCAAAAACAAATAACACATCTTCTTGGTCAACTAGAGTAGCTACAACTAGCATTGCTCCTGTAAACGCGTACTTTGCGGTTCCATATGTTCGAATTAATGGCGCTACAGAAGGTGAAATGCACTTCTTTGATGCGGCTCAATTTGAACAATCTTCTGAAGGCGCAACAACGTTTGAAGAAGCGCGTCAAATTAATATTACTCTTAAAGCAAGTCGAGTAAACGAATTTAAAAACCCAAGCTTTGATGGGGCTGTTGCACCTTGGGTAGCTACTAACGCTACGGCAACACAAGATCTTACGGTTTTTGATGAGGATAGAAATAGCAGTGTTTCTTTAAAACTTATTCCAATAGCCAACGGTCAAGTACGTTTAAAATACAATGAATTTATAGAAGTGCTAGAGGGCTTTTGGTATAGCTTTAGTGTTTACACACGCACTGGTTTTATAGGTGACCCATCTGCTGACTTAACTGGTCGTATGTCAATTGACTGGTACGACGCTAACAAAAACTTTCTTGAAACCACTACCTCTGGTACTCCAGAACGATTAAGTGAGTTTTATAAAATAGATAAAATCTCACGTGCTGGAAATGTGTTGACTGTATACACGGTAGAACAACACAGCTTTACTGTAGGGGGCTCAGTTAGATTTGTAGATTTTGGTTCTGTTGCTTCTCAAGGAACTACATACAATTTAACAGGATTAAATGGTGTTAAAACAGTTACGGCAATTGGTGGAAGATACTTCCAGGTTGTTTCTAACGGTACTAATATTCCAACAATAGAACCTGGCCCAGTGCCATCTATTCAAGATTTAAAATTTGATTTTATTAGAACTTCCTACTCGGATCTATCTCCAGAAAACGCTGTTTACGCAAAACCATATTTTGATTGGACAAACGCTTTAACAACTCAAGTCATTCATTTAGATTCAGCAATGTTTGAACAAACAACAGCACCAAAACCTTACTTTGATGGGTACTCTGGGTTTACTTCAACAGATGACCTTATATGGGAAGACAATCAAGCTTTTTTAGGTAGATCTCATTACTACAAAAACAGAATTGCCACACAACTACGCTTAATTGCACAACTTCCTAGCTATTTAATGCATGGAACCCCCTTTCGGGTTGACTTAGCCCAACCAGGTTTGTAGCACTCCCCAGACCTGTGTAGTATCTGCCTCCAAGTCAGGGGGATTACATGGGATCAAAATTTTTGGTCATTGCCGGTAACGGTGAAACAACAAGAGTTAACGTAGAAGCTTTATTAGAAGATCACTACAGAGGTAACGGCAAAGACGTAACACTGCTTTTGCCTTTTCAAGATAGACCAAGTCAAGGGCAAATATGGGCGCATCAGGTATCCGCAGAACTTGAGATACCAACAATAGCCATAGCTCCAGAGAACGCAGTCATCATGAGTCTTGGAAGCTCCAGTCTTCACAACTCTTCAAACCCAATCTCGGCTGTAGTCGAACTGATTCGTGGGGAGGACACTCAAGCGTTCATTTTGTGGGATGAGGAAGATGGCTTTGGGACTGCTGCTTTTTACGCCTTCCAAGAGGCTTCCGTGCCCTCCTACGACCTTTGCATGGGTCTGGTTGAGTTGTCACACATAGAACGTGAGAACGAGCCCCAGGAGGTCGTTACAGAGGAAATCCCAAAATCTGAGATTAAGGTAAAGGCTAATGATCCTAAGGTAAAGGTTGACCTTGCTGAGCTAATAACCAAGAAGGTTATGGAAGCGCTCAAAGAGGCTGGCGTGGTGTGAAAGACCTATCTCCAAAAGCCTACGGGTTTCTTTTAGCAATTCATCAGCACTCATTAAACATCTCTGCCCAAACTATGATGGATCACTTTAGAGTGGGTCGTAGGGCAGCGTTGAGTGGCTTGAAGGAACTAAGGGATAACTCCTACATTCTCACAAGTCAGCAACGAATCGGTAACAAGATTATGACTGTTTCGGTGTTAACTGAAAAAGCAAATCGTGCATTTTTTGGTATTGTGCCGTCTCAAGTTGTGGAGTCACATAACGTGACTTCTGATTACAGTAATGAGCATATAAGCAGAATTACTAATTCTACTGTTATAAGTAAACCAAATCTCTCGACGAAGTCGAGATTGGTTTTAGAGACCGAGGAGTATAAAACGATGGGTTACGAATTTTTCGACTCTACCGCCGAACCTTCCGAAGATTCCGAAGATCCGAAGAAGCGTCGTGCCGCCGCTGAAAAGAAGCGAAAGTCTGATTTTGATAAAAAATCTATGACAACGCATGTGAGCAGGTTTCAAAAACGTCACACCATGCCAGTTGCCGAGTGGTCTGTCACTGACGTGTGTTTTGAGTTTGCTGAGCGGATTCACAGTTACTGGAATATTCAGCCATGGTCAGTTACTCAAAGTAAATTCTCTGGAGCCCTTGCTTCTGCTAGAAAACGTTTAGGCACTGATAGTGTTACCGAGGTAGCCGCTATGGATTTATTCTTTAGGCAAATCTCAATTAGCGAATACAAAGACGCCGAGGTATTGTGGCGATTGTTCGTAAGCCGATTACCGGGTTTGGTAAAGGGAGCCGTACTATCCGTCAACACGGATGCAGACGTTCTTATGGCAGAAGAGGCTTGGGATAAAGCGCAACGGATTTTAAGGGGAGAAGATGTTTAATGTTGAAGAGCTAAAGATTCGGCGCAAGAGCTGGATTAGGGCTGCTGGTATACCAAAGCATTTACAAGGTTGGGAATACTCAGACTGCAATTCTGTTGATAAAAAATATCTTGAGGCTTTACAGGGTTGGGAAACTTTAGTTCAAGACGGAAAGATTATTAACGCAGTAGGAAAGAGAACCTGCGGTCGTGGTGTTGCTTTGTATGGCGATCCCGGTAATGGAAAAACAACTTTGGTTGCAGCACTAATTCAAAACATGATGAGAACTTCCTCCCTTGACATTTTTGAACTTAACGATGTGCGTCCTTGTTACTTCACTACTTACGCAAGTCTTATCGATCTTAAAGGTGAAACCATGGGCGATCAGATTGAGGAAAGCAGAGAGATGCTTTATGAAGGCATTATGGGAGAGTCCTCTGATAGCCGTCGTAATGTAAAGGTTTTGGTTTTAGATGATGTTGGTCGTGAGCACAATATGGCTAGTGGCTGGAATCAAAGTACTCTTCACCATGTCCTTCGTAGTAGATTTAATGCTGGTCTTCCGACTATTGTTACCTCTAATATTCCCCTTATGAAATGGCAAGACTTTTACGGTGAGGCTACCGCTAGCTTTGCTCACGAAGCATTTTTAAATATTGATTTAAAATCAACTAAAGGAGACCTACGAAGATGAGAGGACGTTTAATGGATCAACCGAAGTTGCTTCAGGTTTTTTTAAGTCCGACTCAAACACCGGGCCCTAGCATTTACGAAGTAAGCACAAAGCCAAACGGTGACTTGCTATGTACTTGCGCTGGGTTTAAGGGTCGAACTACTTGCAAGCACACTCGTTTTGTTCAAGCACGCATTAACTCTAACGGAGGCTCCTATCCGCTTGAGATATCTAAACGCGCAACAGATGAAGACACAGAGAAAGCAAAGCACTCTATTGAGGCTTACAGAGACTTCATATTAGCTTTTGGCAAGATTGAAGTTTTCTAAATGCAATTCGGGGATATTAGTAACGATATACCGCAACGGATTATTGTTACTACGGATGTGTTTGTACTGTTAGAAACAGAAAACCTGCCAAAGAAATACAAAATATTTAAGCAAACACGCAAAAAGGTTTCATTTAAAAAAGAAGTACTTAGTCAATTGTTTTTATGGGCAGTTCAAACCCCATATGTTGTAGAGCTTGCTTCTTTTAATTTAAGTCAAGAAGAACTTCAAAAAGTTTTAGACACGTTAGACAAGTACGGAACTAACCCGTTTAGACATTGCAACGCTTACGAGTCGGTTGACTTTTTAGTTAAGCAACTTCCTTACAGACCTGAGATTTTAGGGGTCATAGATCGGCCTGATAGATTGATGAGATACGGACACTGGGGAATGGACTTAACGCGGCTATGAACAACGAGAAGAGATTATTAAGCAAGGCTCTTACTGATAGAGACCTAACCCCGTTATTTGACCGCAACGTAAATCAATCTTGGTTTTCAGATGATAACGATAAAAAAATTTGGGTATTCATACGTGAGCACTACGCACGTTATGGTGAGTGCCCAAGCCTTGATGTTATTAAAGATAACTACCCCTCTTATGAAGTAGTTCCAGTTAATGACACTACTGGGTATCTTCTTGACTCTTTATCTTCAGCACGTCGCAAGGTTTACACCGCCAACATACTTCGTGATGCTATTGAGAAGATTGACCGTGAGCAGGATCATGAGGGCGCTCTTCAAGTTCTTCAATCTGGCGTTCTTAAAATGGACGAAGCTGGGTTTAGTCAAACCAACGATATCGATATTACCGAAGGCAAAGAACTTGACCGGCGTTGGGCTCGTTATCAAGAGCGCAAGTTACTTCCAAACGGTCTACTTGGTTACCCAACAGGGTTTCCAACTATTGACAAGGTTACTAATGGTTTGCAGAACGAACAGTTAATTGTTATTACCGCTACACCTAAGACAGGTAAGTCAACAGTTGCTATGCAGGTTGCAATTAACGTGCATACTCAGTCTGAGGTAATGCCTATGTTCTACTCGTTTGAGATGAGCAACCGTGAGCAAGAAGACCGCTACGACTCAATGCGTGCTCGAATCTCACACCAGCGTTTAATTACTGGAACTTTACGCCCCGACGAAGAGGCGAGATACCAAACACTTGTTACTAACAAAATGCGTAATGATGCTGAAAAGTTTTGGCTTGTTGACTCTTCATCAGGATCAACTTTGTCTGGCGTTACCGCTAAGTTACAGTTACATCGTCCAAGCATTCTTTTTATTGACGGTATGTACTTGATGACAGACGAGCAGACTGGTGAGCAGAACACTCCGCAAGCCCTAACTAATCTAACCCGTGGGTTTAAGCGTTTGGCTCAGAGTTTTAAGATTCCAATTATTATTACAACTCAGTCCTTGGATTGGAAGAAGAGCAAAGGTAAACTGACCGCTAACTCAATCGGTTACTCATCTTCATTCTTCCAAGATGCTGACGTATTGTTCGGTCTTGAAAAGCCAGAAGAAAGCGATGACCAGACTCGCATCCTCAGTGTTCTTGCAAGCCGTAACTCTGGACCTGGTTCTACATTCTTAACGTGGGCTTGGGACGAAGGTACCTTCCGTGAGATGTCAGGTGAAGACGCATGACAGTAGAAGAGATGGAAGATTTTCTTAAAGGTTTAGGTATTGAAACTTATGGTGTTCGTGGTTCAGAGGTAAAGGGTTTATGCCCCGGTCACTTTGATAGAACAGGCAAGGAAGATCACAACCCATCATGGTCAATCAACGCAGACACAGGGGCGCATAACTGTTTCTCATGCGGATTCCGTGGTGGACTGCAGTATCTTGTTTCATACGTTAACGGTATCCCTATGGAGCAAGCTGACGAGTGGGTTAAAACAACTACCAGCGACTTATCAATGCGTTTAGAGCGAGCGCTTAATCCAAAACCAAAAGTAGTTGAAAATTCAATTACTATTACAGAGGCTAACCTTGCTGCTTATGTAGCGCCACCAGTTGAGCTTTTACAAAGCCGTGGAATAACGCCAGAGGCTGCTGCGTTGTATGGAATTTTGTATGACTCTCGTAAAGAGTGTTGGATTCTTCCTATCCGTGACATGACTGGGAAATTACTTGGTTGGCAGGAGAAGGGCTCTAAGGGACGTTACTTTAGAAATTATCCCGCCGGTATTCAGAAAAGCCATTCGTTGTTTGGTTACCAGCAATACAAGGGCGGAGTGATGGTAGTTGTTGAGTCGCCTCTTGATGTTGCTCGTATGGCTTCTGTAGGGGTTCTAGGAGGAGTTTCTACTTACGGAACCGCGGTATCTAAAGATCAATTAAACGTAATCAAGGGTGCGGATCGTGTAATTGTTGCAATGGATAACGATGAGGCCGGTCATCAAGCTTCTCAAGATTTTCTAAAAAAATCTATTGACATGTGGTTTGAGTGCTGGTTCTTTGATTACTCTGGGATTGACTGGGTTGAGCGCTCTAGTGTTAAGGATGTTGGCGCTATGAGTAAATCTGAGATAGTCTACGGAATTGAAAACGCAAAGCACGCTCTACATGGGGAGAAGGCACTGTCATGATTATTGGATTATCTGGGTACGCACAATCAGGAAAAGATACCGTTGCCAACATTCTTGTTGAAAAACATGGCTACCGACGTATTGCTTTTGCCGACCCTATTCGAGATCTTATTTATGGAATGGATCCTTTAATACCTAAAGGTTACGAAGACAACGTAATTAATTACCGTTTACAAGATCTTGTTGATTCTTATGGTTGGGACAAAGTTAAAGTTGATTATCCAGAAGTTAGAAGACTTTTACAGGATGTTGGAGTAGAGGCACGAAAATTGTTTGGAGACACCTTTTGGATTTATCAAGCTTTGTCAGACGTTGCACCACAAGACAAAGTTGTTGTTTCTGACGTTAGGTTTGAAAATGAAGCTCAATGGGTTCAAGAGTTTGGCGGACAAATTTGGCGTGTAAAACGATTAGGAACAGCTCCGGTTAACGAACATGTTTCCGAATCCGAACTAGACGGCTATAAAGTAGATCAAATATTTGTTAATAACGGGTCTATAGAAGACCTTGAACTTTTAATTAGAACTAGGATGCAGTCTTACTAATGACTTTTACTGGGACTCTACTTCCTTACCAACCCGAGGCGGTCAACAAGATGGTTGACAGGCATAAGGTATTAGTTGCCTACGATCTTGGTTTAGGAAAAACAGTTCTGACTATTGCTGCCGTAGAACAACTTATGGACGAAGGTCAGATTACAGAACCGGGAATGGTTATCTGCCTTTCATCACTTAAATACCAATGGCACAACCAGATCGAAAAGTTTACTGACGGCACCTCTAAATCTATTGTTATTGACGGAACACCTAAGCAACGTCTTGAGCAATACGAAGAGGCTTTTAATTGGCGTGAAACAAAAGTTGATTATGTAATTATGAACTACGAGCAGGTAGTAAACGATTGGGATTTAGTAAAGAAACTTCCACGGGGTTTTATTGTTATTGACGAAGCAACAGCAATTAAATCTTTTAAGTCAAAACGATCTAAAGCGGTGAAGCGTATGGCTAACGCTCCGTTTAAATTTGCTCTTACTGGAACTCCAGTAGAGAATGGGAAGCCAGAAGAGGTCTTTAGCATTATGCAGTTTGTTGATGACTCCGTACTAGGAAGGTTTGATATATTTGATAAAGCTTTTATTGTTCGTAATAATTTTGGTGGAGTCCAGCGTTATCGCAATTTGCCTACTCTTCATGAAAAACTTAAAGAAGCAAGTGTTAGAAAGTCGCAAAAAGATCCAGATGTTGCGCCTCACCTACCAGATTCCATCCATAGTGAGCCGCTTCTCATCACGTTCGATAGACGAAGTGCCAAGTTATACGAACGAATTAGAAAAGACTTATTAAACGACTTAGCAGAGGCTCAGTCCCTTTTTGGGGCTAACTTTAATATCTTTTCACATTACGGTGTGCAGAACGGTAGTGGTAGTTACGAAGAGAACGAGTGGCGTGGAAAAATTATGTCTAAAGTCGGGGCGCTTAAAATGCTTTGCTCCCACCCAGACCTACTCAGAACAAGCGCACGTAAATACTTATCAACTCCCGGTGAAGGCTCTTCATACGCAAACGAACTAGTTGAGTTTGGGTATTTAGAAGGTATTGATAAATCCCCTAAACTAGAAGCGCTTATTCAATACGTAAAAGATTTTTTAGAACAATCAGAAGAAAACAAAGTGGTTATCTTTGCCACATATGTAGACATGACAGACATGATTTCTCAAGCCCTTATTCAATACGGAACTAGAACATACACAGGGAAACTAGATGCCAAGACTAAAGAAGAAAATAAAATTGCCCTTAACACAGACCCAAATGTCCGTGTCCTCGTTAGTTCTGATGCTGGTGGGTATGGTGTTGACCTCCCAGCTGCTAATCTTCTTGTCAATTACGACTTACCTTGGTCGTCTGGCGGGGCGACACAGCGCAATGGACGAATAATGCGTGCCTCTTCTAAATGGCCCAGCATTGTTATTCAAGACTTTCTTGTAGGAGGATCAATAGAAGTTCGTCAACACGAGATGCTTCAGCATAAAAACGCCGTAGCAAGCGCCGTAATTGATGGCGAGGGCATAAATACTGAGGGTGGAATAGACTTCAGTTTGTCTAGTTTGAACCAGTTTTTGCTTAACAGCTCCGTGTAAACTAGACGGATGCCTAACGCACCAAAGACCCCAACCCGCACAATTCGGGTGGCAGATGACCTGTGGCTTGCCGTACAGCGCAAAGCCGCCAGAGAGTCCGTAACTGTGACCTCGGTCATAATTAAGGCTCTTGAGGAGTACAAAGCCTCCGAGTAAGGCTCCCTCAATTTGTCAGTCCCCCCAGGTAGGGTATAGATTCCTACCAAACAAAGGGGATACAAATGTCAGACATCAAACAGCTTACAAATGAAGCTAAGCAATACCTAGAACTTAAGAAGCAAATTAAGTTTTTAGAAGAGCGCCAAAAAGAAATTAAAGATCGCTTAAACGACGCGGTTAAAGAACTTGGCGAAACAGATGGCCGAGGCCACATCACATTAGAACTTGACGAAGACATTAAGGTTACAAACCAACGTCGAGTTTCTAAAACACTTAACATGGATGTTGCAGACACGTTGCTTGTAGAACGTGGCATTAAAGATGACTGCATCATCATGATCCCAACGGTTAGTGAAGACGCAATCATGGCTGCGTTTTACAAAGGTCAATTGTCAGAAGAAGATATTGACTCAATGTTCCCAGCAAAGGTTTCTTACGCTTTCGTACTATGACAGAAGATTTTATCGATCAGACGTTTGGGGATTTGTTTTACCCTAATAGCAAACGCAAACGTCGCGAGCCAGAAGTTAAAGAAGTTAAAGAATCAAATTGGGATAAACACCCACGATCAACTTTACTTCCAAATGGGAAAGAAATAGATTTGTTCAGCATAGGCTCTTTAAGTCAAGCACTGGGTCGACCAGTTGTGACACTTAAACTATGGATGAACGAAGGGCACCTACCAACATCGCCTTACCGCTTACCGACTAAAACGGATAAGTTGGGACGGGAACGGCAAGGAAGGCGCTTATATAGCCGCTCGATGATTGAATCCGCAATCATGATCTTTACTAAGTTTGGCGTTTTACACGTGAAGCGTATAGACTGGGTAAAGTACCGAGAGGTCACTGAAGAAATAGCCAAAGCTTGGGAACAATCCCTCGCTGAGGAAACTGCTTAATAACTGCATACAACTGCGAAAAGGAGAAAGCCGCCCATGGGCGTAAATCAAACAACACCGGATGCATCGACATACGGACAAGTAATAGACGAATCATTCTCAGTAGAAGATCGTCCAACTCAAACAACATCAGCAACAACATCCTCAATCCAATCGGGTTGGGAAGCAGCAGAACAACTTGTTCCAGTTCAGACAGAGTTCCCAACTGAGTACAAGCATTCTGAAACATTCCAGTTAGTTCGTTTCATCGATACTGCTGGTCCATTTGCCAACTACCGCCAACACTTCTTAAAGGACAAGACCGAAGGTCGCCGTTCTTATGTGTGTTTAGGTGATACTTGCCCACTTTGCTTAAAGCTTCAAGACAAGCCAGAAGTAAAGCGTGCGTTCACTGTTATTAATTTGACTGCTAAGCCATACCAGCGTCAAATGCTAATTGCAACACCTCGTTTGTATAAGACTTTGCACGCGGGTGAGTTTTCACAGGCTGGTCCATTGACCCGCAACTACTGGGCGCTAAGTCGCACAGGACAAAAGCAGCAAACTGTTTACAACTTAATGCCAGTAAAGGCTCGTGATCTTACAGAAGATTGGGGACTTAACGAGGCTGAGACAGAACTTGCTGTTGCAGCTTTTAAACCATTTGAGCGCACTGAGATCCGTGAGGATTCTCATCAATCATTGGTAGAGATTGCAGAAAGTCTGCTCTAACCAAAAAATGTTTAGAGGCGCTAGATTTATCCCCCTAGCGCCTCTAGGCTTTTGGGGATATCTATGAATATAATTACAACTAACGATCAACTAGATGAAATGGTTGCCTACTATCTTGAACAAGATGCGTTTGCTTACGACGTGGAAACAGTCGGAGAACGTAGAGGCGATACGCCTGTTAATGAAGTACTCTGGATTAGTTTGGCTACTCACGGTCGTTGTGATGTTATCCCTATGGGTCATCCTAATGGTGTTCTTCTCGATACGGTCTTTCCTTTAACAGGACAAGGTGAAAAGCGCGTAGAACAAGGTCTTGAAGCACGACCTAGCGACTACTCACGAGACTCTAAAAAATCAACTAAAGTATTTTCTGACCCTCCCTCACAGTTATTTCCAGCAGAGGTTTTTGCTTCCCTTAAACCTCTTATGTTTAATAACAGCATTTTAAAGATTGGTCACAATTTAGTATTTGACCTTACTTCTGTTGCAAAATACTACGGTGGTAATTTTCCCGTAGGTCCTTACTTTGACACCATGATTGCTTCGTTTCTTTACGATAACCGTAACAAGAACCGATGCGGTCTTGCCGATTGTTTAAAGCGTGAAATTGGTTTTCAAATGGAAAAGGGCGTAGGAGCTCAAGTAGAAGTTTATTCATTTGATGAGGTTGCTAAGTACGCATACCTCGACGCTAAGTACACGTTCTTGCTATGGAAAATACTTGTAAAGAAGTTAGAAGAAAATCAAGTGACTGGCGTTATGAAACTTGAGATGGATGTTCTTAAGGTTCTTTGTGACATGAAGTTGACTGGCGCTCCTATCGATATGGATGCTCTTACAGTTTTAGATGCTCAATTAAAAATTGACATTGAAGCCGCAAAAGCTGAGATCTTTAAGGTTGCTGGTCAGCAGTTCAACATCAACTCTAACGTTGATAAGCAGGTAATTTTGTATGGCCCCAAATCAGAAGGCGGTCGAGGACTTAAGCCAAAGATTGTTACCGCAAAGGGCGGGGATTCAGTTTCAGCTGAAGCGCTGGAGGCTTACCGGGGAGAAGACCCGCTAGTTGACGCTCTTTTAACTTACGCTGATTTAAACAAATTGCACACCACATACGTTGTCCCATATTTAGGCGGAGAAGTTACTAGGACTACAGCCGGAAAGGTTAGAATTGAAACAAAAGACAGTTTACTCATTAACAACAGAATCCATTGTGATTTTGTACAGCACGGCGCAGAAACAGGGCGGTTCTCAAGTCGTAACCCAAACCTACAAAACGTACCAGCACCACACACGGCGCACGGTAAAGCAATTCGCAACCTCTTTAAAGCCCCAGATGGGTACAAGTTTGTTGTAGCCGACTATTCGCAGATTGAGCCAAGAGTTATTGCTTCCTTTTCTAAGGATCCAATCATGGTTGAAAACTACAAAAACGGTGGGGACATCTACACCACCGTGGGAAATGAAATGGGCGTAGACCGCAAGGCTGGCAAAGTTCTTGTTCTTGCTATGTCTTATGGAGTAGGTCCAGATAAAATTGCCAGATCAATCGGGTGTACAAAACAAGAGGCTAGAGATCTTTTAGACCGTTTTTCAGCCCGTTTTCCTTCTATTAACACCTATAAGTTTAAAGTACTTGTTTCTACCAGAAAATTAGGTAATAAAGAAAAGCCAGTTCCTTACGTTACGACCATTCTTGGAAGACGCCGCTATCTTCCAGAAATGAATGCCTCTGATAAATATGATCGAGCTGGTGCAGAACGCCAAGCGTTTAATACCAAGATCCAAGGGTCGGCAGCAGACGTCATTAAACTTGCTATGGTTCGAGCACACAGCTTAATACCCAAAGAGGCTAAACTTATACTTACCGTTCACGATGAATTGGTGACTCTTGCTCCAGATAATCTGGTGGAAGAGACAAAAGCAGCAATTAAAGAAGCCATGGAAGGCATTAACCTATTGGAGGTGCCACTCATTGCTGACATAACGGTTGTTCAGCGTTGGGGAGAGGCTAAGTAATGAATTGGAAATTTTGGCAAAAAGTTCAGGCTGATGAAGGTGAAAGAACTATAACCGAGGTTCCGTTACCAGTTCTTGCCCGCTGGTACTTTTACGACGCTGGGATGGAAGAGCCAAACAAGATTGCAAGTCTTGTAGGGATGATGCCCGTTAGCGCAGAAGGCGAAGAGCAGGAAGAGTCAGAGAGTGACGCACGTTTACTTAACGTTATGCCATTAGTTCCATTTTTAGAAACTATTGCAGATATTAATGCTCGCGCCATTACCGCATTACAGTTTGATCATTTTACAAAAGCTCAAGGCATGAATCCAGAAGAGTTAGCCCACGAAAAAGAACATATTGAAGATATGTATGTTCAGGTAGGTTATTCAGCGCTTTTGTCCGCTTTTGCATCTGGACTAGAATTGGGTATTATCAGCACAGATACGATTAAAGGAGATATCCAAATATGAGTTGGTGGGCAGATAAACTAAGTCAACCTCAACAGCAATCACGTCCGGCAAATATGCCTCCGATGCCTCCCTCGCAACAACCCATGACGTACGCACCACCAGCGCCTCCACAACAAGGAGTTCGCCCACCCGCATCAGCTAATGCTTCACGATGCCCAGGTTGCGGTAGCGGAAACTATGGATCAATTGAAGGAACTAAAGCACGTTGTTACGATTGCGGTTATCCAATTGTTCAAAGCGGTAGCGGTTTAGGCAAAGGAATTACTGGTGGCCCACAGGCCGTAGGTCCAGCTCAACCAGCAGTACAAGTAGCCACAGGCGGATGGAATCCAACAACAATTATTGGAAAGTTAGGTTAATGGCGAACGTGGCACTCAATCCGGAATTATTAAAAATCGTAGCAAAATTAAATAAAAAGTTTGGTCAAGACACAATTGTTGTTGGGTCAAACATTAGAGATTTATCTGGACGTTTTACAACAGGGTCACTAGCGTTAGACGTAGCCCTTGGTGGCGGATGGCCAATTAACCAATGGCATGAGATTGTTGGAGAAGAATCCAACGGTAAAACCGCAATTGCTTTTAAAACAATTGCAGCAAACCAACGCAGAGATCCAGAGTGGACTGCTGTTTGGGTAGCGGCTGAACAATGGGTTCCTTCCTACGCAGAACTATGCGGTGTGGATGTTTCACGTTTATTTGTTATTGAGTCTAATATTATGGAGGAAGTTTATGAAGCGGTTATTCAAATTATCGAAAGCAAGGCTGTTGATTGCATTGTTATCGACTCCCTTCCTGCTCTCGTTCCTAGTGCAGAAGATCAAAAAGAAATGGAAGAATTTACCGTAGGTCGCGGAGCGCTTATGACCAACAAGTTTTTTCGCAAGGTTGGTAAGGCATCTAAGCGCAGTCTTATTGAGATAGAGCGCCCATTTATTGGATTAATGATTAACCAGTGGCGTGACAAAGTTGGAGTTATGTACGGTGACCCACGCACAACACCTGGTGGTAAAGGAAAGAACTACGCGTTCTTTACGCGTGTTGAGATTAAACGTGACGAGTGGATCGAAGTAGGCACTGGAGATTCTAAGCGCCGTGTTGGTCAGACTATTAAAGCCAGAACACTTAAAAACAAGTCAGCCCCACCGTCACAAGTGGCATATTTAGACTTTTACTTTGCCGATGGTGGGACAGTTCCAGCAGGAGACTACGATTTTGCTAAGGAAATTGTGGCTTTAGGCATTATTAACAGGGTAATTGCTCGAGCTGGGGCTTACTACCGTTACACGTTTAACGGAGAGCAAAGGCAGTGGCAAGGCGCAGATGCTATGGTTGCTTCTATTAAAGAAGAGATTGACCTGCGGGAAACATTGGAGAAGGATGTTCTTGAAACCGTCAAAGCTGGATCTAAGTACGTTGTAGAACCAGACGAAGATGAAAACTAAAGGACAAAAAGAGTCAAGGAAGCACGAGGATAGACTTGCAAAAGCTATTGGTGGTCAGCGAACAGCAGCCAGCGGAGCATTTTGGAGTCGAAAAGGTGATGTTAGATCCAAAGATTTGCTCGTAGAGCATAAGTGGACTGGCAAAGCTTCCGTATCCGTTAAGGCTGCGGTTTTAGAGAAGATTGTCACAGAAGCAATTCTTGACGGTCGGACACCTGTTCTCGGCTTTTATCTTAACGGCGAAAATTACGTCATGTTAACGGAAGACGACTTTCTAGAGCTGCGCCAAATCCTATTGGAGTGCTCTTGTACGAAGACGAAGGTGTAGAGAAGTGGCGTTATCAGGCTAAATGCCGCGGCATGTGCGACAGCCCAGAAACCGATTACTGGTTCCCTCCACGCGATAAAACTAAATATAAACCTATTGCTGACAAGGCTAAGGCAGTTTGCTTTGGCAAGGATGGTAAGGCAGAATGTCCCGTGAGACTAGCCTGCCTTTTGTATTCGGATCAAAACGATGAACAACACGGTATATGGGGTGGCTTATCTCATCGAGAGCGCAACGCTCTTAAAAGAAAAGCCGCTAAAAACGGGAAAACATTAGAGGAATGGGTTAAAAAGAAATGAAACCAACTGGTGCATTGAAAGCGTTTTTAGCAGCAGATAAAGGCACCAGAGTAATTGGTAAAGTTGAAAAACATATTATTTCGAAGCCGCGAGATTTTCGTGCTTCAGATGTAATCCACCCTTCTGAAATGGCATCAGCAAGCTGGTGTCACCGGGCACAATACTTTTGGCTAAACGGTCACGCACCTAAACCAGAAGTTATGAGTCTTCGTCGCGCATCTATTTTTGGAACAGGTCACGCCGCTCACAATATGTGGCAAAGTTGGTTTAAAGAGATGGATCAGATTAAAGGCTTATGGTATTGCTACACACATGATTTAGAGTGGTTTGGTTTAAATAGCGAACACGCACAAGGCGGATGCCGTACTAAATACAACGAAGTGCCTGTGTTTTTTGACCCCCTTCGCATTTCAGGTAAGGCCGACGGATGGCTTGTTAATTTTGGAGATCCACTACTACTTGAAGTAAAAACTATTGGTGAGGGCAGTATTCGTTGGTATGCCCCAGACATTGCATATGCAAATAACAATGATTTTAAAAAGATGTGGGCAGCTATTGGCGCACCATTTTTAGAGCACATTCATCAGGCACAGATTTATATGAAGCTGTTAGAACTTATGGGACAGCCTAATGCCCCACAAGAAGCCCTTATTTTGTACGAAGCAAAGGGTCTTCACGAACATAAAGAATTTGTAGTACAAAAAAATGATTGGGGTATTGCCGAGTTATTTGAAGCGGCAGCCAACATCATTTTAGCAATTGACAAAGGTACCCCTCCCATCTGTAATATTAATGGTGTTGCAGGGTGCCCAAAGTGCTCCGACTACAAAGAGGAGAAAATAAGTGAGCGAGTTAGCAATTAATGCTGGTACTAGCCAGCCAGTAATAGAAAGTTTACAACTTCAAGGGTTTGAATTTCAAACACGAATGAAGATGAAACTGCCAAATGTACCGGCAGACATTACAGAAATTGATGATGAAAGCCTTATGCAGTTGTTTGGCGAGTTAACCGCTTACGCTAACTTCTTATCTGTGCAGTTTGCCTGTGCTGTTATTGATGAAAAAAATGCAGATCAATCATTAGACATGGAAGAAAGTAAGAACTACATATCTTCTTACGAAGAAAACAAAAAAGAGACTGTAACCATAATGAAAGCACGAATGGCGGCAGATCCTACAATTATTTATTTACGCGAAGGTCTTTCCGCTAAGTACGCTTACCGCAAATTAATTGAAGTAATGGTTAACAACGTAGATAGAAGTACGCAATTAGTAAGCCGAGAGTTGACGCGACGCACATCCAACAGCGCACTCCAGCGTTCAAATCGGCTGTTTCCATGAGACTAAAGACTTACGGAGACGGGGTTACACCCAACAAAAAGTGTTGGGTAGGTATCGATCAGTCCTATGGCGGATTCGCTATAACCGTCCTTGGCGAAGATAGTTCTTACCAAACCACAGTTGCCAAGTTTGATAACTCTGGCGGAGAACGCCTTAGCGAGGTACAGGCTCACCTGCAAGACGCCTTAACTCAAACTAAAAATTGTTGCCAAGTTCAGGACGTTGCCATGGAAGGCTACGCCTACGGATCAATCATGGCTAATAAATTAGGGGAACTAGGCGGGGTTGTTAAGCTAACCCTTCACGAAACCGAAGGTCTTGGAAACGGGAATAGCCCCATGATTGTTCCCCCAACGAGCCTAAAGAAATACGTAACTGGTCGTGGTACTGGCGTCCAAAAGAACCAAATGCTCCTTCAGGTATACAAGAAATGGAACGTCGAGTTTCCCGATGACAATGCCGCTGACTCTTACGGGCTAGCGCACATTGTTTCAGGAAAGGGTACTATGGCCTATGAAAAAGAAATTTATCAGAAGTTGCAAACCGCAGAGAATCGGGAGAGGTAATGCCTAAATATGATTTTTCTTGTGTGCCGTGTGATAGCACAGTAGAAATGCATTTAGCGTTTGATTCTGTTGACCGCCCTGCTTGCGATCGATGCGGAAACTTTATGACAAAAGTTTGGACACCACCAGCGGTGCAATTTAAAGGCGGAGGATGGGGGGGACAAGGATGAACTACGAAGAAAATGTAACTTACAAGGGTCTACCAGTACTAATGGCAGATGACGATTTTATTGAGCACTTACACGAACTTGGGTTTACAGGCACTATTGATGTAAACGAGCTAGCTTTAGCATGGCTAGATTGGTCTAAAGAAAATGTCGCTTAGCAAAACTCAAGAAAAACGAGCTCAACGACAAGCCGAAGCAGACGCGTTTGTAAAAGAACGCCGTAAAACTCAAATTTCAATATTTGAGCAGAATTTTGATACAGGGATGCGTTTTTATTTAGAAAATAAAGATAAAATGTCTGAAGAAGAACAGGCTTTAATTGAAGTTGAGATTGAAAAAAACCGTAAAGTGGTTGAAGAATTTAAAGAAAAGTGGAACGTATGACATTTGACCTTAGAGACAAAGAAGCGCCCCTTGAGGTGTGCGTTTGCGGATCCACATTGTGGAAAGTAAAAGCACAATTTGAAGAGGGTGAGATATCCCTATATATGCTGGATATGGAGTGCTATCTTTGTGGCTCCTTAGCTACCGCCCCAACCCCAGTGGACTACAGGACTGTTTAGCATTACACCTAGGGTAATTGCCTTCATAATTTAGGCAAGGAGCTCAAATATACGTAACCCCGAGGTGCACAAAATGACTACAGATCCAAAAGAAGAACAAATTTTGCGTGTAGGCGCAGGTTCTAATCCCCAATCAGTTGCTTCAGCGATTGCCCACAGTGTTTATGAAACACGTGGATGCAAAGTTCGTGCTGTAGGCGCTGGTGCCGTAAACCAAGCAGTCAAAGCAATTGCTATCGCAAGAGGCTATACAGCCCCAAGAGGTATTGATCTTGTCTGCGTACCGGGTTTTGCAAGCATTGAAAGCCACGATGGACAGATTTCTGCCATCGTATTTGAAGTAAAAACCAGCTAAAACTGGTACATTTAATTTTCCAACCTTTGGCCGAAGGAAACAAAACATGAAAGATTCAATTAAGAACCCAGCACCACTTGCCCCTACTTCTACAGGGCCAGGTTCTGCAACAAAAGCACGTCACACATCAAAGCCTGAAAAAGGCACGCTTATTAAAAAGACAGGTAACGCTAAGGGCGGAACTGACTTTACAAAGCAAGCAGCTCCATCACGTACCAAGGTAACCGCTACAAGCGGCGCTAAGTACGGCATCAACGTATCTATGCCTTCATACACATCACCAGAAGCTGGGGCAACTCAGGGTAACGGTCGTTTGTTTCAGGCAGCTGTAAAGCGCACTGCTCCTAACTTTCAGGACGGCGTAAGCAGCCAATCCTAATTAGTTATTAGGCGCTCGCCCCCCAGCGTAATGGGGGGCATTCTCATTTTGTGCTAATTACAACCATGTGATTAACTAAGGGCGTGGAACATCTACCATCTAACGCCCGAGGTTTTTGCTCCGTGGCTAAGTTCTTGTCTGATAAAGACGAGGCGTTTCGTCAAGAGTTTGATGAACTGTTAGCAAATGATTCTGCGTCTACAGCAAGTTTACATAGGTTCTTATCATCAAATAATGATATGTTTCCGGGCCTAACTTCATTCAAATCTCACAGAAATAAATGGTGTTCATGTGGCTCTAAAGGATGAGTTTAACGAGTTTGTAAAAGCAGGAATCGAAGGATCAGACAACATAACAAAAGACATACCAGACGCATGGCGGCCGCGTTCTGAGATAGGTACCGATGGCGGGTTTGTAGTTTCAACTCCACGACCAGATGGCAATACTCCCGGTGCCGAAGAAATTTTGCGAGAAGCAAATTTAGATCCCGCAGAGTGGGCAGTGATTTCACATCGACGTTCCCGCTGGCAACGCTACGACGGAGAGTGGTTAGAATCTTTTAGAGTTAATGTAGTCCCAGTAGTTGGTAGTTTAGTTAACGATTACGACGCAGAAAAATTAATTGAATCCATAAGTAGTTGGCGCCCAGAAAGTTCAATAGATTTTGAAGGCGACCTAACGGCTGTTTATAGCCTTGGAGACACTCAATACGGCAAGGACGATACACCAGCAATTGTTGAAAGAGTTCTTAGATCATTTACCGAAGCTGTAGAGCATCACAAGTTCTTACAAACTAAATACAAAATTAGTCAGATTGCACTTCCACAACTTGGAGATTGCATTGAAGGTATGACAAGCCAAAAAGGTAAAGTAATGGGGCGCCACGACATTGGTGTTGCGCAACAAGTGCAGGTTGGCCGAAGAATTCTTATGGCGCAGATTAAAGCCATGGCCCCATTTGCCACAAAGATTATTGTTCCAGTTGTCCCCGGAAATCATGACGAAGTTCAACGCTTCTTAGTATCACGCCCAGAAGACTCATGGCAGATTGAGATTGTTCGTGCCGTTGAAGACGCCTGTTTAGAGAATGAATTCTTGAAGGATCGAGTGGAGTTCCGTTACCCAGCCAAAGATGACAGCACGCTTGCTGTTAACTTGAGCGGTATTTTGTACGGCATGGCTCACGGTCACCAAGCAAGAGACATGGTTAAGTGGTGGTCAGGTCAAGTCATGGGACGTTGTTCCGTGGCAAACGCTGACATCCTTAACGTTGGACACCTTCACCACTACGATGTGAAGAGCGTAGGAATGAGATTATTTATTCAGAACCCAGCAATGGATAACGGTTCAGCTTGGTTTAGAGACAAATCTGGTCTTGAATCCCACCCCGGAATTACTTCATTAGTTGTAGGAGAAGGTTTTGATCCACGACGTGAGTTAGTAGTACTTGGCGGGTTTCGCTAGCCTATACTTTAGACATGCCTAATCTTCATCAAAACGTTCAGAACTTGGGCGCTGGTGGCATGTACGGAACTAACACCACTTACGGTGGTGGTGGCGTACCTGTTGCACGCTCAGAACTCGATACGTCACGTATGGGTGTTGGTCGCCAACCATCTGCAGAATATCCAGACGGTTACCTAGGAACTATTCGTTCACGTCGCGATGATCGCGGTCGTTCAAGCTCAACCTCAGACACAGTTCTTGACAGTATTAAAAACCGTGTTGGTCAACGTTCGTATCAACGTGGTGTTCACCGTGGTGAGCGAATTGACCCAAGCGATTATTATTACCCAGAAGGTTTTGAACCAGATCGCGGTATTAAACGACAAATGCGTGGGGTTCAAGTTGGAAATACTATTCAAACTAAAAAGAATTCCGATCAAGTAACCCTTGTTCCAGCTCCACACCTTCCTAACGATGGTAAGGCTGGTCCAACAGTAAAAAGCGATTCACCCGGTCAGATTAACCAAAAGCGTGCCGATCAATGGGCACGAATGAGACCAGTTTGGAAATAAAATGAGCGCACCAGACAAGTCTGGCGATCCTAAACGCCGTTATGTTCCCCCTAAAGAAGGGGATTGGTACACTACACATAGTTCTGGGGTTAGCGGAAGAATTCAAGAAATTGTTCCAAATAAAACAGGAACAAGTAGAGTTAGATTACGTATGAACGATGGAAATGAACGCTGGACTACTCACATCCCTGACGGAGGTAACTGATGACCGGCAGGATTGCTGACGGCGTATACAGCCGTAAACCTTGGGGAGATGAAGCACCCCCAGCCGATTACATGGGCCCGTTTTCTAGCAATAGAGAGCGCTTAATCCATCAAGCCGCTTCTTCAATCACCATGTCCAAAGCGGAACTCCAACTTTACGTACGCCCGAACTTACCTCAAATTGAGATGTTTCCAGATAAGTACGGATACACCAAGGAAGAATACGCAATTGAGGATATTATTGAACTCAGTACTAGAACCGCCACTAGAAAAGACTTTTCTGGTGAGGCTACTACAACTGAATCGACCAGCAGAAACACGTTAGGACAAGTTTAATGCCACGTAATAACACAGACTTTAAAAAAGGTCAGGTTCCTGTAACATTCCAAATGTCTTCAAAAGACGGAGGATGGTCTGGTTCACACACTTTTATGTCTAAAAGCCCAGAACACGCTAAAGCGCAAGCTAGAGACACTGGGTATAACGTAGACGATGAAGGAAAAGTCGGTAACTAATGCCTAAAGATTCAGGTTTATTAACAGACTCAACAGGCGAAGGAATGTCTGGTTCTTACGACGTAAGTCTTGAGACTCAGCGCGATTTAAAAAAGACTTACTACAATGGTAGTAAACCTTGTATTGAATGTGGTTTATCTATGAACCCCGTAGAGAACTTACACTCACAAAACGGAATGTGCCCAAACTGCACACGACGTAAGAAGGCAAACCTAGTGAAAGGCCGAATGGCATGACAGTACGCAAAGCACGTTCAGAAAACGCATCACTCATCGAGGGTGCAACAGATGGCAAGTACCGCAAGCGCCGTCCAAACACTGAAGTAGCACCGGGAATGGGCGACCAGACTGTCGTACAGAACCGTGCTGGACTTCACCCATACATGAACTATGGCTTCATTAACTCAGAAGAATCAAACAAAGTTAACCCACTGGGCTAATTATGATTCCAAAGCGCGGTCAGTTTTTAGGTGCAGGTAAGTTAGGCGGAGGCGGTCCAATCGCCGAGCCTATTAGTGGTGTACGAGTTATATCTAAAGACTCAAAGCCAAAGCCTGAACTAAAAATTAATATCAAGTCTGAATATGGAGACAAATAACATGGAACCGACCGCATCCCAGTTTCCTAAAAGTTTAAGTGGATTTAAAGCTCGCGGTATTGATTTGCCAGAAACTGTTGATGATTTTTCAAGCGCTGCTCTAGCAGGCCACAAAAGAACTAAAGTTTCCCCAAGCGTTAAAGTTATTGAACCTCGTAACGGAGCTTTTCAAGCCATGTCTCAAGCAGACTATAATCAAGCAAGTACTGATCTAACAAATATGCGTGCATCTGGTGAAGCGGCAAAATACGGCGCAAGCGTTCGTGAGTTTAGAGAAAAAACTAGCTGGAGCCCACTTAAAAAAGAAAAAGAAGTTATTAAAATTGACAGCGGAAAGGCTAAATAATGTCAGACGAAAGAGACTCAGCAGACTCAGCAGCGGATAGAGATATTGCCGCACGTGCAAGCCGTGCTAACAAAAATCGTGTCATCCAGAACGAGACAGATGATTTAGTTAAAAAGCAGGTACCGGGTGGTCGCAAGCAAGTTTTAGACATGAAGGTCCCAGGATCTGACGCAGAAGATTCAAACCATCGTGCTATGGCACAACATTCAGCTGACTTTATTGCAGAAGGAACTAAGCTAAAGCCTAACCGTGCAAAGTTAGAGGCGTCCCGCGCCGCTTTCCACGCCGTTAAGTCTTCGTCCCGTGGAGTACCTCGTGACATAGAGGCTCCTTGCACAGGCTCTGGTTGCATCAAGACCGCCCCAAGCGGAAGCGATACCTGCGGTCGTGGAGACTGCGGTAAGTCACTAGACAAGAATGTAGCTCGCCCTCGCGGATAGTGTAGTATCGGGTCATGGTAATTGACCTTTCGACCCTAGCAAATAAAAAGGATGAACATCGCATCCTTGTTTTGGCATGCAAAGACTGCCTTACAATGGAAGAAGTCCCAGTGGATGAGCGATATCCAATTAAACACCAACAAGATAACCCTTATCTTGCCATTGCTTTAGAAAAGCACCAACGCCCACAGCCACACTTGGGTGTTTTATTTGACGTTGACTTTGCGGTATGGAATAGCGACACAGGTCGTAAACAGATCCATGCTCAGGTTCTAGACGGTCTTGGTGGCGGAGGGCTTGGTCAAGAGATTTATGCGGCCAAAGACACTTACTCAGCAGATGCAATGAAATGTTTTCAGGTTCATTTGCGCCCAGAAGGACAATGCCCCGATTACAAATCAGGATCAAAACTTATTAAGATTGACGTTATGAAACGTGAAAGACGCGAAGCGGGTTTATCTGATGAAAAACTACCTTCGTTTTATCTTTGCGATTTTTGCCCAGTTAAAAGCTTCAACATGATGAAGAGCAACAAAGAAAGAGGACTATACAAATGACAGATGAAGTAACCCCAGACACAACAGAAGAAGTTGACGTCCCAGCAGATGCCGAAACAGCATTTATTGTTATAAAACAGAAAGACGGAAGTTGGAAAGCTACCGTTGACGTATCATCAATTTTTACTATTGAACGCCCAGCCTCCCGATTAGACGTAAAAACTGGAACACGTGAAATTCACGAGTTTTTGTCAGAAGATGACATTGCACGCTACACAGCCGCAAGAATTTCATCTCAAAACCAGACGGATACCCAGCGGGCAACCGACGGTGTGCGGCAGGCTTTATCCAACCGCGACATTCTGTAACTACACAAAGGGGATTCAATGACCACGCTTGTAGCCATTCAAGGTGATGGTTGGTCCGTCGTAGGGTGTGACAGTCGTGCTTCTGATGAAGATGGTCGTTTTATGGAACTTGCCACTCCAAAAATTGTTAACAATAACGGAGTTCTTATTGCCGTTTCTGGCGCTTCACGTGGCGGAAACATTACACAGTTTGGTTGGAAACCCCCAAAGCCCCGCGCAAGCGAAGACCTTGACGTGTTTATGACTAAAAGGTTTATCCCTTCAATGCGTAAAGCTTTTCAAGATGCTGGCTTTGAAGGTAAAGAAGATGGCGATGCAGCTTGGCATGACTCCAACCTTTTGATTTCTGTTCGTGGAGTTATATACCCAATCTTTAATGACTATTCTTGGGATCGAGAAGAGCGCAAGGTTTACTACGCAGGTAGTGGTGGAGATGTTGCTTTAGGTGCTTTAGAGGCTTTAGATTACAAAAAATGTAAGACCCCAGAAGCTGTGGAAAAACTAGTACATAGGGCTGTAGAGATTGCTTGCAAACATGATATTTATTCTGGCGGGAAGATACACACCCATATCCAGTACGAATAGCATAGAATAAGCATATGGATTTTTACGAGGCGTTGGCTGCGAAGGCAGTACCCGTAAACATTGAGCCGTCCTCAACATCTTATTTTAGCAAACCACAGGTTGGGCTTGATCCACGCCTGTTCGTAAATGGAAAACTTATTTCATCAGTACGCAACGGTGTATTAACCGTTTTGTACAATTATTTATCAACTCTGTACCAAACCCCACAAGACTGGACATCTGCTTGGTTGGCTGGCTCTGGAGTATCGCACCAGTGGGCGGCTAAAAGATACCCCGGTGACTTAGACTGTTTAGTCGGTATTGACTATTTATCTTTTCGTCAAGCAAACGTTAAGTACACAGGTCTTAACAACCAAGAAATTGCAAGCATGATTAATGAAGGCTTTAGGGAAAATCTATGGCCACTCACAGAAAACTTTTTAGAAACATTTGAACTTACTTTTTATGTAAATGTACAGTCGGACATTAAAAAAATTAAACCCTACGCAGCATACTCACTTGTTAATAATGATTGGGTTGTTGAACCAACTATTGAAGAAGCGCCTACGGATCCACAATGGACAATAAAAGCTGAACGGGATAAAGGCGCTGCTTCTGAAATTATTGCTCGATATGCCACAGCACTAAATGCGGTTAACTCATCCACTAATCCAGCCATGAGAATTAATGCCGAACGTGCTTTAAAATTAGCAGTAGACCAAGCCTCAGCGTTGTTCGAGGATATTCATCAAGGACGTAAATACGCGTTTAGTGAGTCTGGATCAGGATACTTGGATTACAACAACTATCGTTGGCAAGCAGGCAAAGAGGCCGGTATTGTTCAAGCTTTGGCAAAGCTAAAAGAAATTGCGGATATGTCAGCAAGAGATTTTGCCGCCGCTACCTATGGTATAGAGTTACCTAACGTATCAACCCTGATTCGCAGGGCTGCTACATACAACAGATAATTAGTCGGAATACGGAGCATGACTTGTGGCAGTTTTAATTTATATCGACGGAGTATTGTCGAACGATAAAGGTGTGGCTATTGCACCAGGGCTAGGACTCACCCGTACCCTGCAAAAAACACTTGCCGTAATCCTCCTTGCTAAAGACAAAGAAAAAGCGGATCATTGGCTTAAGCAAAATAACATGGGAAAGATAGACAACCTTGTTGGGGTTGTTCCCGGTGGAGATAACGACCCATTTAGACAAGCAGAGTGGTGCCGTTCTCAAGGTCCTATTGATTATGTAATTACTTCAGATCCCGCACTTTCTACCAAACTACTAGAACACGGTTTCAGGGTACTTTTATTCCTTGATCCAGTTTATATTGATCATAAGTTTCGACCCGACAGCATTGAAGGAAGAAAAAGCTGGGGAGACATAACCGCAGAACTTAATAAGCAGGCGGATATGTACTTGGAAGACCCCCGTAAGTGAAGATTATCTACCTTGGGGCAGAGGTCCCTAGCAACCGCATCCTTTTAGGCTCAGCTGGAGCCACGTCTGTTGGCGTAAGTTACTGGCGTTTAGTTAAACGGGGCTTACCCAAAACCAAGATTTATTTATTAGAGAACTACTTTCCAGAAGGCATGAGCATTCTGGTTCACCCCGGAATACCAAGAGCCCAAGAGATTGGTCGCACAGAGCTGGAAGAGTTTGCCGCTGATTATGAAGAGTTTATAGTCAACAATATTGAACGCCTTAATCAATTCACAGAGATTAACCACTTTCAAGTAAGCCCTGACTTTGTTCGAGATCAACGAGAAACTGTCTGGGCGGAAATGCCACCAGCCAAGTTCTTGCCTGTCTGGAACCCTCAAACCGGTCAAAAGGGGTTAGGCGAACTAACCGCCAAGTACTTGGATGTAGCCCTTCCCGGTGAGTCCCTAGAAGATCACACGTGGCTATCAGGAGTCACACAGAGGCTTGTAAGGACAGAAGGAAGCCGCTTCCACGCCTTGGGTACAGCCCGACCAGACAACCTGCGTCAGGTGCCCGTGGAGAGCGCGGCAACACTTTCGTGGCTATCGCCAATGACTCGTGGAGAAACCATCGTCTGGGACGGAACCAGACTGGTACGCTACCCAAAGAGCATGAAAGAGCAAGCTCGTCCACGTCACAAGGCCGTGTACGAAAAGGCTGGTTTAGACTTTGACAAGATAGTCGGAGATGATTCAGAAGAACTTTGTAAATTAGCAGTTTGGTCTTTTGACCAATTAGAGACGAGGTTAACCAAAGTGGGCAACATATCCGATATGTTTGAAGATCCAGCTGGTGAAGATTATGCGGAAAACGTACCCGCAGTATCGGATAGGTTGGGGGTAGAGATGCGGAAACTTCAACCTAGAAATCCAGAAGAAATGGGCAATTTACCTGTCTTTGGATTTGAAATAAAGACCATTGTTGAACGAGATGATTCAGGTAACGACGTACTAAAAGATGTTCCAGTAATTCGTACACATGACACAAGTTTGCGTCAGTGCGACACGTGCTTTATTGCATCAAATTGCCCAGCGTTTAAACCTCAAAATACTTGTGCATTTAAACTCCCTATTGAAGTAAAGACTAAAGATCAACTTAAGAGTTTAATTAACGCAATCATCGAAATGCAGGGGCAAAGAGTTGCTTTTATGCGATTTGCTGAAGAAATGAACGGCGGGTACGCTGACCCAAATGTTAGCCAAGAGATTGATCGTTTGTTTAAATTAATTAAAACAACTAAAGAATTGGACGATTCGCGAGAGTTCATTAGAATGACCGTAGAGCGCCAAGGAAACGCTGGAGTTTTGTCTCAAATATTTGGCGAGAAAGCTCAAATCTTAAAAGAAATACCTAACGGTGGGATCAGCGAAGAGGACACCACGACCATAATTAAGCAAGCAATAGAAGAATAAACATATCGGATATGTTCGTGTTTTAAACCATGAACCTGTACCGACGCTAGATAAGCATAAAAGTTGTACTAACACGTCATGAAGTGTAAGGTCCGCTTGAGTAAAATTACCTTTCCATACGACAAGAAAAGAGAAAATGATGAATTTGAGTTTCCGCCTAGCAGATGAGTTTGTAACTGTATACAAGGGTAAGACAGTTCCTTGGGGTTACAAAGATGCGGCAGGAAACTCGGTGGGAGAGATTACTTTTTTAAGAACTTACTCCCGATTAAAAGAGGACGGCACCAAGGAGACTTGGGTAGATGTATGCGAGCGAGTAATCAATGGCATGTACTCCCTTCAAAAGGATCACGCTAAATCCCAACGACTCCCTTGGTCAGACGCTAAAGCTCAGGCATCAGCTAAAGAAGCCTTCGACCGTTTGTTCCATTTGAAGTGGTCACCACCGGGACGTGGGCTGTGGGTAATGGGCACTCAAATTGTTAACGAGCAAAAGAACTCCGCTGCTTTACAGAACTGTGCTTTTGTTAGCACATCTTCAATGACCAAAAACGATCCAGCAAAACCATTCGCATTTCTTATGGAAGCCTCAATGCTCGGAGTGGGCGTTGGCTTTGACGATAAGGGAGCAGACAAGGAATTTACAATCTATGAGCCAAAAGAACCTGAAACACTTACCATCATTGCAGACACTAGAGAAGGCTGGGTTGAGTCCCTCACAGCAGTCATCAATTCTTACCTCCGACCAGATCAGAAGATTGCAGGCTTTGATTACAGCGAGATCCGCCCAGCAGGAACGCCAATCCGAACCTTCGGTGGAACAGCCGCAGGACACGAACCCCTCTTAAAGCTTCACAACCATATTCATACATTGTTCAAAGGTCGTGCTGGTCAGACAGTGACTCGTCGTGATATTGCGGACATTGGAAACATGATTGGCGTATGCGTTGTATCAGGAAACGTCCGTCGTTCAGCAGAACTACTTATTGGTCGTTTAGACGACCCAGACTTCTTGAACTTAAAGAACGCTGCCGTATTCCCAGAGCGCAACTCATATGATCCAGCCAGCCCTGGTTGGGCGTGGATGTCTAACAACTCAATCGAAGCATCCGTAGGCGCTGACCTTTCAGGTATTGTCGACGGTATTGCTAACAACGGAGAACCGGGCGTTGTTTGGATGGATGTAAGCCGTAAGTATGGTCGCCTCATTGATCCAGCAAACGATAAGGATTGGCGTGTAGCTGGGTACAACCCATGTGCTGAGCAATCACTAGAGTCATTTGAGATGTGTACCTTGGTTGAAACATACCTAAACCGTCATGAAAATCTAGAGGACTACAAGCGCACACTTAAGTTTGCCTACCTATACGCAAAGACTGTGACGCTTCTACCTACACATTGGGAAGAAACTAACGCCATCATGCAACGTAACCGTCGCATTGGTACTTCAATGTCAGGTGTTGCTAACTTTGCAGACATCAATGGTTTGCCAATACTTCGCAACTGGATGGACGAAGGCTACGCGGTCATTAAGAAGTACGACACCACATATTCAGAGTGGCTAGGTATCCGTGAGTCAATCAAGACCACCACGGTAAAGCCATCAGGAACAGTATCGATCCTGGCGGGAGAATCACCGGGAGTTCATTGGACACCGGGTGGAGAGTACTTTGATCGTGCTATTCGTTTTAGCAACGAGGATCCGATGCTTCCATTATTTAAGATGGCTAACTATCGAGTTGAGAAGGCAAGCGAATCACCAAAGACTACGTCAGTGGTGTTCTTTCCAATCAAATCCTCAGCTAAACGATCAGAAAAAGATGTATCAATTTATGAGAAGGTGTCACTTGCTGCTACAGCTCAACGACATTGGTCAGACAACTCGGTATCTGTAACCGTATCATTTAATGCAGAGACTGAAAGGGACGATGTAGGAACAGTCCTACACATGTTTGACGGACAACTCAAAACCGTTTCCTTCCTACCAATGGGGAACGAGACTTATCCGCAGATGCCTTACACTCAAATTACAGAGAAAAAGTTCAACGACGCGACTATGAAACTGATGCCAATTGACTTTACTGGAGTGTATGCAGGAATGGCGGCCGATGCTATCGGTGAAGCGTACTGCACAACTGATGCTTGCGAAGTAAGACTTATTAAAGAGAATCAATAAAATAACATAAAAATACCCCCAGCCTTAGCAACTCACAGTTTGCTTTAAAGGCTGGGGGTAATTTTGTTTATAGACCTGCGTCGACCTTGTAGGTTAATTCGCCATCAAGAGTAAGAGGCTTGCCAGTGTCGAGGTTCCCACTTGTTACAACCATCTTGATTGATTTGCGTGGTGTGTTATCCAATACAACCGACTTAAGATAACGTTTAGCAGCCGATGGGTTAGCCCAAGCTGTGCATGTGTTTAGATCATAAATCTGATGACCTTCAGTTTGAATTGTGATTTCCAACAACCAAGCCCCGCCCTTATCAAAGATGGTGTTCTTTGCTAGGTGAGCCTTGAGAGTTTGCGTAACTTTTTTAGCCATGTACTTCCTCCAATTGGTTTACTGGTTGATGGTACACCCCAAAGTGCATAGCCTCAACTTCCGCTACCAACTTGTGATGACCCTCGTATGCTTGCTCAATCGTAATGTAACGCTGAGACTTTACGATTTCGCTGTCTTCATTCCATATGTATGAGACGAAGACTCGAGCCCGGTGACTGGGCTTCCACTTATTAATACTGAACTGGTTCTTAACCATCCAGTCGTATTCTGGTGCGTCAACACCAGTCCACTTAGTAAGAATCCTTAATCCATTAACAGTTACTTCCTTTCTGAAAGCATACTTGCTACTGGACTCAACGCACCACTGCTTCATGGTGATACCTTTTCCGTTTCTATCGTAGAAAAAGAAATCGTATGGATTAGATTTCATGACATTCCTCCTCAAAAAAACATTTAAGTGTTCGTGGATCACGTGGGGTAATGGCGTCGCATTCAAAGCACGACTCCCACGGAATCAGGCGGTGGTGTTCATCAAGATACCGATCAACAGCATCCAACCCACCAGCATTATGAATCTCAATGCATTTATTCTTTAGGTTCTGCATCAGGTCTTGCATTATCTACCTCCACGATACGGTTAATAATCCATTGAACAACAGGTACTGCAACAGCATTACCCATTTGCTTGTAGCGCTGTGAATCAGACTGGCTATCAGTCCAACCATCAGGGAAACCCTGCAAGCGCTCGCACTCTAACGGAGTTAGTCTGCGAACAACAGCGTCCTCATAAGCCAACGTATCTTTAGCACGTCGAGCGTTAAGGCTTGGCGCCACATCTTCTTTAGGGAAGTCATACAACTCAAAGTTACCTACTCGTGCCACTGCATGACCTCCAACTGTATCGATAGTAAACATAGGATCATCAGGATTGCCGTAACCCTTTCCTTGCGGTCCAGCTGTATCACTACGACCAATTACTGTGCCTTGAATTGGATAAGCAACAGCCTGACCACCAGTTCTATCTAGTGTGTATGAAGGATCATTTTCGTCACCTACACCTAAACCGTTCTGTTTCTTTTCCATATCACGCCCATCTTGTATTGGATACGCCAGCATTGGCATATTGTTTCCACCAGTTCCCATACGTGCTTGTAGTGTATTGATTACTCCTCCTTGAATACGAATGTCATCGACTCGATTACCATAGAAGATCAATACCGTTGCACGAGTGTCCCCGTTGTTATCAAACGCGTTGAGTGTTGGAGTAACTTCTCCATCTACCCATGTCTCAAAATCATCCACAGTCTGTGCTCTCCTACTCTTGATGAACCACAAGGTGACCACTGTCCACATCTTGGTTGACTACTGTTGCATGATGGTAAATCTCTGCTGGAATAGCGTTAGCTACTTTTCTTCCATCCCCCGCTCGAGTGCTGAGTGGAGTAGCGCTGGCAATGACTTTCCTCTTTTTGTCGCTCGTCTCAAGATGCCCTCGCATGCCCTCGATGAGAGCAAGTACTTCTGCAGGTGCGCTCCCGTTGTCTCCAAGACATCCAACAATGAAGACTCGACGCCTTCTTTGGGCGACTCCGAAGTGCTGAGCGTCAAGAATCCTGTATGCGACCCCATACCCGCGCTCAGCCAACGCTTGGAGGACGGTGCCCATGTCTGCTCCGTCGTTAGATGACAGCAAACCGGGGACGTTTTCGAGGACGAACCATTTAGTTTTCGTTTCTTCGAGGATGCGACAGATTTCCCAGAAGAGTCCACTTCGAGAGCCAGCAAGTCCTGCTCGCTTTCCCGCAACGGACAGATCCTGGCATGGAAATCCTCCGACAATAATTCCTTCACTACCGTTGAATCCGAGTTTTCTAAGTTGATCACCTGTTACATCCTTTACATCGTTGATTAGTGTTGAGTTTGGAAATTGTTTTGCAAGCACAGCTCGTGCGTGTTTATCGATTTCACATGAAGCAACTACTGATACACCAGCATTCTCCAACGCTAAATCAAATCCACCTACACCAGCAAACAGCGATACAGCCTTCATGCGTTTACCCTTCTCTTGGTGTTGTAATAAAACCTTTCATCAGCACTCAAGCCACCCCATACGCCATAGGCTTCAGGGACACTTAACGCGTGATTTAAACATTTAGCAATTACCGGGCAACCTTTGCACACAGCTTTTGCTTCTGTTTCTTTCTTGCGCTTCATGGAGTCACGCATGTTATGCTCTAAAAAGAACATCTCAGGATCCTTGCCTACGCAATTACCTTGATTTTGCCATTCCCATAAATCCGCAGTTGGTTTGAGGTTTTCATATGCTTTTACTGCCATTCAATTAATCCTCCACATCTCCTAGATACTCGAGGGTGGCTTCCGCCTCAACAATGAACGCAAGAACACTATCTATATCCTCTTGTGTCAATGGTTTAGGTAACTCTTGTAACGCAACCCGTGCTGCCACGAGGTTAGCGCCCACCAAACCTTTGACGGTTAGCGTTGCATCTTCAAAATTACCTGTTTTAAGCATATGGATCATAATTGCATCTTTAGTTGAAATCTTCATTCATCCTCCCCTACTTTGATGATATGAAGTCGTCCTTCATCTTGCAATGATTGCAATATCTGCTCTCTTGTATTTTTGTCCGAAAATTTTGAATACACCTTCGGCTTAGACTCAATAGGTATAACATTCTCAAAGTCCATCAAAATCTCCCTTCATCTGCTAGTTCTGACCAGTGGTTAATAACATCGTGAATCATCCATAGGCATTGTTCGTCTGAATAGAGTTCACCATCAAGGTCACGAATTGACCCAACAATGTCTAATACACGACCATGCAGTTCACCTGCTGGAATCTTACCTTCTCTTAGGTCATCTACATCAGCCATGACTTCTGCCAGCGATGGCGGATCGCCCAAAAACTGTTCGCCATTACTGTCATACCTAATAACGCGACTCATGGAATCAACCTTGTTAGGCATGATGGATAGGGATACTCATGAGGTTCAAGATCCTCACAAGAACAGAAGCCAAATCGCTCGACCTGTGACTCGTGGGTGAGTTCGGCTAACTCGCCCCAGCTAATTGAATCGTTCATGCGCTCACCTTCTTTTCGACCTTCTCAATGGCATAGCCATGACCATGCCAGCCAGCCCAATAACTTGCAAATGTGGCATCTACGTATAACTTGATAAGTTCTTCCTGTTGCTTGGTTGTGAGTGAGTCACGAACCAATTGCATAATTGCGTGGAAAGCAACGTCACGTTCTGCGTCGTACTTGTCCTCTTCAGCCTTGTGGTAATCCATCATTTTTTGCTCCATTTCGTTGTTTGCTTGATATAGAGAACATTAGAGCTTGATGGCGCTATGGCTAAGTACCTTTGCTGTGACCTGCATCACGTGGCGGATGGGCCCGAAATAGATTTACTTCTCCTTGTTCTACTAGAGAGAGCATATGAGAGAGAGAATCATATGGATCCTGGCTTGCTATCTCTGCTTCTTTATTCTCTACCGGGCTGAGATCGCATATTCAGCCTATTCAAGCGATATCTCTCACATATACGCATATGTTCAGGCTGAACAGGCTGTAGAGCTGGTGGCATAACTGCTGAGTCCTGTGATGTGGCTCACAGTAGCCTAATCAGTCGATTTGTCGACATTTAATGTCGGCTACTTAGCTTGGCTCTCTCTCTCTCTCCTTCTCTCTCTCTTCAGCTCATTCTCTCTCATCTCTCTCGAGATCGCAAATTCCCGGTGGAATTAGCTTGAATGGGCTGGACTCAGCAAAGTTGAGCCGGCCCGACTCAACTCTCTCTACTGTGATGAACATCACTGCGTGAGTAATGTCACATGTGACTTACGTCACAGCCTCTCTCTCTTACCCTATCCCGAAGGGATAAGGGGAGGGTGGGTCAACACAAACATTTGGATGGGTGTAGGCTAAAAAAACAACCATAAAAAAAGAAAAACTCCCAGCTACCGGGCTAGCAGCAGCTGGGAGCGTGTGCTCGACCGGGCAAGAACCGGGAGCAACTCTATTCTTCTTCTAGATCATCCTCATCTAGGGCATCGATGGCGGCCAGGCCCTCCTTTAGGATCTGGTCCATCAAATCAAGGAATGTATTACTCATAGTCATCTCCATCTAACCATGCATCAAGGTGATGCGCCTCTACTATCGCGCTCGCTGGCGCGGATGTCTTCCCTCTCCATAGCACGCCCTCCGGTAATTCGATGAGCTTGCCAGGATCCTCCTCATTAACGGCCGTAATTGCCGCGATGCATGGGAATACCATGGACGTAGGCACTGGCGGGTAGTGATTATTCTGCAATTGAATCTTGAGCTGGTGCTGCAAGGATAGGTCTCCCAATCCTCCAGCTAGCTCCATTGATAGATTACGTCCCATTTTTATCCCCTTATCTCTTACTTATTGAGAATGTAATATTTGCATCCGCCTTTAGGCATATTCTGCATGCTACGCATGCGCCCTCTAGTGGAATTTGCTTACGTTGTTCCGGGCACTTAGCCCCTCTCTCACCTAATGACATGAGCATGTCCTTAGCTTGAGAGAATGTCTCATGTAACCCGGCGAGCTTGATACCGTGTGCGCTTAAGCGCTTAGCCGCCTCCATATTCTCCGTATCGGCGGAGAAATATAACGCCAGGTTATCCATGCCCTTGAGCATGTACGCTGCAGATTCTACACGTGTATATGCCCAGAATAGAATATCCGGGTTATTTAAAATAACGTGCTTCCATGCGAATGCGTAGTCTGGCTTAAAGAAATCCCCGTCCCAATGGATACGGAATTCTTTAGGCGCATCCCATTTCTCACAATCCTTGCGAAAGTCTGCAATCATCTCTTCTAATAGTGCTTCCATAGTGTCATGATCGGCATCTCTCAATAAATCCCAATTGTGAATGAGATTAGCCTTAACACCCTTGTAAATCTTCTCTAGCTTGCCCGCATAACATATGCGTGTGCATATACTAGTGGCGCTAGGGCATGAATATGCCTTGCCCGCCGGTAGACCGAAAGAATTAGCGATTCTAACGCCGCCCGATGCGGTGAGAGAATTAGCTACCTTGCGGTCCTTACTACGCTTTAACTTTTCCATGAACTAGCCTCCATGTCGTTGATGTAATGCATATTTAACCTTATGGCACCTCTCTCCCCAATAGGCTTTGATGTGATGTACGTCACACGCCAGGAGCGAGCTCTCTCTTAAAATAACCCGAAGGGTGAATGGGTGGGTGGGCATTCAACACAAACAAAGCGCAACCCCAGCGGCCGAAGCCGCCAGGATCGCACCGGGCTATTTATTAATCAGAGCTTCCAATTCATAGAGAGCATCTGTGTACCCTTCCCAGTACTTTCTCTCCATGGATTCCATAGCATCTGAATATCCATTCTCTTCATCGATTGTTTTAGCATCTAGGTAGGCTGCTGACCCTTCGACCAGCAGCCGTCCCACGATGCTTAATGCGTCAGGCATCTTCCCAATCAGCTGAGCTAACTGCCCAGCTATCACAGCTCGAATCTCCCGAGCTGGTATCTACTGAGACCCAATCACTGATCCAGGTCTCTGCATCGAAATCTTCTACTTCATCCATGTTGAGCTCAACCGTAACCTCTACTTCAATTACAGCTGTGATCCGAATTTCAGCTTTTGGTTCGTAACCCAGGATCTCCTGCAGAGCAGCCAGGATCTCCGATGCTTCTGTATTCGGGTTATACCAATCGTTGCGGGTCATGTGCTCCTGGATCGAAGCTATTGTGGCCCGGAGCTTTTGAGCTTCGGTGCGAGCTTCGCGCCCTTGGTGCAGCGTCCACTCGAGGTCCACTACCTTGTCGGTAATGTATTCTGGTGCTTCTGGTTCAGCATAGGTGCCAGCTATCTTTTTATAAGTAACTAGCGCATTCGGGTTATATGTATCGACGCTCATGCACTCACCCCCTTGAGCATCCCGTTGAGCTCCGCCTTGATACTGCGGGCTCTCTCTCCTCGCCATGAGGTGAGATTAGATAGTGCGTAGAGCACTATAGATTCAGCGCTATCAGCGCCATATGTATCGCTTAAAGATGTAAGCGATTTCATTGGTGTCACATATGCTTCTGCATATACGTACCAATCCTTGGTACCGCACTCGGACTCGATGTCCTGAGCAATTTGAGATAGTGGTCTCACGTTCCTAGCCCTTCACTATTTAGTAAGCGGTGTTGCTCACTGGTATAAACATATGCCCACGTGTCTCTCTCGCTAATAGGCTTTGGTGTTATCTGCATCACACCGGCCGAGCAGCTAGCTAGCTATCTCTCTCCTACCCATTCCCTGAAAGGGTTAAACAGGGTGGGAGGGCTGTTCAACACAAACAAATTAGGCTTTGGGAAATAACATTTGGCACCCCTAAATTTACCGGCGCGATCGAGCAGCTGGATCCTGGTATGAAAAAACCCCCCAGCTTTTGGCTGAGGGGCTTCTTCTACTTCTTAGGCTTCGACCTTCTTCTTCTTATCCCAGCGACTTACTAAGTCTTCTGGCATTGGCGCATAGATGTCAATGACCTTGGTGTCAGTAACCATTTTGCCATCTGCATCCGTGTGGAAATCGTAGTGAAGATACTTGTATGGCTCAGGCTCATCCCAATTACGCGTTTCACCTGATACAAATAACTTGCCGTCTTTGACAAGGTAGAGCCAGCGCTCGCCTTCTTCGCCACTCCATTCCATTTCTGCACCTTCTGTAACGAATGGTGCAAGGACTGCGAGTAGGACGTCTTCTTGTCCAGTCTTGTTGTTGTATCCATCTATAGATACAACGCCTTGTGATTCTGATGTCTCGAAACCAAACGCGTTGATAATCTCTTCGCATGTAGTCGCTTTGACGAAGTCCTCATCATTTACCCATGAGAACCATGATTCACCATTAGATGAACCGCCACGCTTGATAGCATGGAACCGTGTAGGCATTTCTTTTAGAACTGCCAGTAACTCAGGAGATTCTGTAATCTCCCAATCTGATGAATGCAACGAAACGTAGTAACCCACGTCTAGCCCCTTTCTCAATCACTAGCGATTTGCTAGTAGTAGAACTATCTCTTATCTCTCCCCTACGGCGAAGAGGCTTTGCTGTGATGCTCGTCACACCTGGATCCCCGGTAGCTGAGCTTCTCTCATAATAATTCCCTAATGGGGAGGGTGGGCCAACACAAACTTTTTGCGAGCGGCCGAAAGTGGAGCAGCTAGGCGAGCAGCAATATCTCCCCGGTGAACAGTCCGGATCCTGGATACGCTTGGCAAGAAAGGAAGTGAAGCGCTTTGACTCGCCTAGCTAAATTTATAGGGTCATTTTATAGTGTGACCCAGCACTTTCTCTTTAGTGGGGCTAACGAGAAACCTTTACCTGCCCCAGTCTCTCAGGAACGTATGTCGTCCAACGAATCACGAGATCCGCGGTCAACAACTTCAATCTAGTGGAGCCCGTGTCATTTGGCACAATCTCCATGATTACGCCAGTCACACCAGTCTTTTGCGTAGTGTAGGTATCACCTACCTCTAATCTACTCATACCTTCACCCCCGTGTAAATAATCGCTTGACCTTCATTGTCAATGTCGTAGCACCCACGTGCAATGAGCACTTCGATTAGTTCATCATCGCTGTATTCATCAAGCATTGAGTGTCCTCATCTCTCCACCTTGCGGATGCTCCGCAGGTAATGCCAATCCGAACAAGAATCCTCCGCCATTACCCTCGGGGTCTTGTGATACTGAGATTAGTCCAATCTCACCATTTGCGAATTGAACGGTAAATTCAGGGAACCCGTCGCCTAAATCATCCTCGGTATTCATACCCTCGAATGATAGGATGCGAGCGCCTACGAATGAACCGTAGTAACGCTTCCAAAAATCATCTGCCATGTCTAGCCCCATTCCATTAGATACTGTGCTTCTCTAATAACTGAACAATAAGCCCGCTATCCCCCAGCGCTAATAGGCTTTGCTGTGATGTGCGTCACATCTCTCTCTTACCTTCCCTGTAAGGGAAAGGATCAGGGAGGGTGGGATCCAACACAAACATTTTGCGCGGCCCGCGCCGCTCTGAGCCGAAGCCCAGAGCAGCCGGTCGCTTCTCTTATAGATACCTTGCTATGGATTTCATAGTTGAGGCATTTACTACTTCTTCCTCAGTCATACGCAAGATGCTAAGGGCATTTGTAATGTCCTCTTTCATCTCTTTGTATTCGTGAAGATGGATTTTGTCGTGCTCTCGCACTGGTTCTTTTGGAAACTCTTTCTCATCAACTGTGATGTCAAAATCAACATTGAGAGTCTTGTTCCACTCCCGATAATTGGTTCTGATGTTAGAAGCCTTTGAGAAGCGGTCAATAGCCCACTTTCCAATTTCCTTGCGCCACGCTTCCATAGCGTTTTGGTATTGAGCATCATTGGACTCTTGAGAAGCAAAATCCAACTCAATCTTTTCCAACTTTGCTTGTAGAGCAGTTATTACTTTTGCCGTTGGAACTTTTACAGTTATTGCTTTTGATGCCATTTGTCTAGCCCTCCATTTGTTTTACATTGACGAAATCAACGAAGTTTGACGCACCAGCCATACGAGATACCATTGCGAGCAATTCCAAGATAGAGAGTGCTTCCTCTTTATCCATTCCCGCATTGGTCATTGTATGAACCCCTGCCTCAATTAGAACTGAGGTGAAAGGCGCAAGGTTGTTGTTGAGAAAACTAACTTCCTCTGAAGTCAATTCCTCATTACCAGTCTTGCTAATAAGGTCAAACACTTTCATTGCGTTTTGTTCGTTCATTTCTTAGCCCCTGTCGCTGAGGTCGTTCGCCTCAACTAAGAGAACCTTCTCATCTCTCGCCAATCGCACTAATGCCCTTTGTTGTTATCTACATCACATCATCTCTCTCCTCCCGATCCCTTTAGGGATAGGACACTGGGAGGGTGGGTGTCCAACACAAACAATTGGCATTGAGGCTTTGGGCAAAATAGTATTTTGGCATCCCCTAAAAAAACGAGCTCCAGGATCCGGGCATGGAAAAACCCCCGACATCTCTGCCGAGGGCTTTCCATTGGGGCTGGCTATGCGATAGCCAACTCTTCTTCCACTTCGAAGGTTGCAACTACCTTCGGGTGCAATTCGGTGCGCATTGTTGCCATTGCGTCAGTTGCCCAACCTGCCTTGTAAACTCGGTCGAGCAACTTAGCGAGTGAGTAATTAGGGTCAAGCAATTGTGCTTGAACAAGTGAGACATACGCCAACTCTTTATCGTTTGCCTCATAGTAGAACGCTGAGAGTAGAGTGTAGAACGGTGAACGGTGACCTTCTTCAACTAACGGAAGGATTTCGGTAACGAATTTAATCGCACCTTCAACACCGAAAGACATTGGTGCGTGTCCAAGAAAATAGTCACGAACCTGTAAGTCTTGTATTGCGTAGACGATAAGATTTACCGCATTTACTGGAAGGGGTTCGTTTGAGGCGAACGCTTCCGCTATTTCATTGTAAGCACTAAGTGCTTGCTTGTTGGTTAGTTTCATTTCTAGCCCCTTTATCAACTACTGCGTTTCGTTGATAGGAGAACTATCTCATCTCCTGCCACTCTCACGAATAGGCTTTGCTGTGATGTCGCTCACACCCGGCGTTCGAACATCTGTTCGAGCTTCTCTCCACCCTTCCCTTTAGGGATTAGGTACTGGGAGGGCGGGTACCAACACAAACATTTCGGCGCGGCATGGCAAAGCGCCCTGCCCCTGAACGGAGAGGCAAGGCGCTTGACCTGTTCGCTTACCAACTAGATCGGTAAGAGAATTCCCATTCGTCTGAGATTGCTAGGCACTTCTCAACGATTTCAATCGTGCGCTGTAAGTTATCGTAGTACCACTCATCTCGTTCGGCATTACCGAAGAAGAAGCCTGCTGTTGGCTCAAGTACCCCAGCACCTGCTGGAACTAACATCTCAAGTTTGCAGTTGTCACGTAGCTGAACTAGTTGTTCTCGTGATACATAATGAGGAAGGCACTCGTCCTCGCCACCCTGAACTTCTTTCACGAACCAGTTATGAATTGCGTTAGCCTTGCGCCAGTATCCAACTGTGAATTGGATTTCAATAGAAGGGCTGTCCTCAGTAACCTGAACATCAGGATACATAGAAGCGATAGCGTGGAACTCGCTTGTGTCCTTCATGTGCGACCAACCACCAACATACTTCTTAGCGTGAAGATACATGTCTAGTCCCATTGTTATTTACCCCCAAAGTAGCACTCGATAGATGAAGCAAAGCAGTAGTGGTCGCCCACCCAGTTGATGTGGTCAGTAAGCCAGACCAAGCCAGCGAAGGCAAGGACGGCAGTAGTAATGAAAGAGATAGCGAATACTATTTCGCCTCGTCTTGTTAGTTTCATTGTGTAGCCCCTGTTCATTGGTAGTCGTTCGCTACCAATAAGATAAAGGTAATGCCTCGTGCCTCACGCACCAATGACCTTTGTTGTGATGTCGGTCACATCTACTTATTAGAAGAGGGGGGTAGGGTTAGGTGATTTGGCTCACAGAAAGAGGCCCCAGGGCACAAAAATAGGTAACACCTCGATAAGTCGTACAGTGGCTTTTTGTCATTACAATATATTTACGCCTTTATCGATATTGCACTTTGCATGCGCTAACTTGACGTTGCTCAGCACATCATCTCCGCCTTTGGATATAGGAATTACATGATCCATATGCGGGTAAGTTTCCCATCCCGGTTGGCCTTGAACATGATTTGCCGTGAAATCTACTGGCTTATTACAAATGTGGCAATCGGTGCCCCACATCTGTATGACATGTTTTCTAGTGTAGTACTCAGTCTTAACGTCATGCTTGAGAGCGCGATCTCGGTTATCTCGGTATTGTGAATGATTGCCAGTACGTTTCTTCCAACGTTTTTCAGCTTCTTTGTATTTTGGATCAGAATGAAACTTCTCTCTCACGTACTTGGCTGCTGTTGCTCTGCACTCCTCGCAGGCTTTGCCATTAACTTTTCTACAGCGTTGGTAATCACCTACTGTGACTCCGTGCTGGTTGAGAGCAATTCGTTCTTTCTTTACACGAACCCGTTTACGAATTATCTTTGCAATCTTAGCAAGTAGCAACTTTCTTTCACGTTCCTCTTGCTTCCTTGCCTTTTCTGCATCCTTGATGATCTTTTCTTCGGCTTTTCTAATTTCAGCCTTTTCATGTGCAATTGCATTAAGAGCCCGAATCCTTTCTCGGCTTTGCTCCCAAACCCTTTCTTGATTAGCTAGTTTCTGTGCAAGTACGACGGGATCATTTTTCTTTGCTTCTCGTGCTAATCGGCGTTCTTCTAGAGCCTTTTTACGGGACTCCTCTTTAAATAATTTTTGAGCTTGCTTTTCTCGTACAGTAGCCTTAGCTCTTTCCTCTCTGGCTACTCGCTTCCCTTCACGAGCCTGTATGTTCTGTAGAGAGTTGTACTTGGCCTGATGGTATTTCTTTAAGTATTCGTCACGAGCAGCTTTTTTATCAGGTTTGGAAAAGTAAGTCTTTTTCCATTGTTTTTCTTTTTCAGGCTGAGCTTTGCTGTACTTCCTTCGGTATTCATTCATAGCAGTTCTACAGGGTTGGCAGAGTTCCTCATTGCGCTTTCTATGGGCTTTATAGCCAGCGTAGGTGCCACATCTTTCATCTACGGTTGCAGGTGACTTTTCCATTTCGGAATACTATCATTGCCCTATGCCTAAGAAGAGTCGCCCTAAACTGGTTAAGCCATATAAGGGGAAAAAAGTTAGCGTCATGAATAAAGGTGGCGGTAACTATGACCCTGAGCCTAAAGGTCGCGTTGCGAAAGCTGAGAAGATTTTGGATCAGGAATCGGCCGCTTACAAATTGGCTAATCGTGCTACTAAGGACTTCTCTACAGAAGAACTAGGTGCATTGATGCAGGTACCGCCCGGTGGCGCTGAGCCTCATCAAGTCAAGACACAGTCTCGCCAATTCAACCGGGTTGCTAGCGATATGCCAGAAGCAATCGTTGCAGATAAGCGTGTAAGCCCCGGTGAAGACTTACGTCATAAGAAACCGATGTCAGCTAAGACTCCCAAAATAGATTTAAACGATTAGAACCAATTCGGCCCCGAATAGATTTACCCTTTAGCCATGTTTATGCAATGGCTTATGGAGCAGGACGATAGAGATGACTCAGTCGGCTCCCTATACAAGTTAATCTACAATGACCGTAATAACGGCTGTCTTAACTCTGTAGCCAGTATGAAGTACGTAATACAGCACTTTATAGATAGGCATCCAAACCAGTTTATTATCCTTCGCTCACACCTTGTAGAAGCTATTAAGGCTTACGAAGACCCACTAGCAAAGTAGAATTCCATTATGGCTATCAAGAACCCAGCACCAGAACCAGAAGACAATTCCGTAGAGAATTGGAAAGCAGAGCGCCCTGAACATGGTGCATCGACTCGCCAATTCCGCGATTGGGCTAAGAGGTCTCCAGATCGTTTGGCTAATGCCGAAGATCGCTTAGAAGAGTTTGAAGACAACCCAACAACTATGACACGTGGTACACGTAAAGGTAAACCAACTAAAACGCGTACTGCTGTAGTTAACAAGTGGAAGTCTGCTCGTCCCGCTGGTGGAGCAGGTATTGCTAAGGATCGTGAAGGCGCTGCAAAGCGTCGTGCAGAATTTATTAAGTGGGCAGGTAGCAACCCTAACAAGGGTGATAACGCTAAGCGTGCTATCAAGGAAGAAACTGAAAAGGGTAAGTAAATGGAACCTGCAAAGGGCCAGTTCGATAACGTCGTATCCCTTGATGCTAAGCGTGCTGAAAAGAAAGCACAAGCAAAAGGTGAACGTCAGTGGGGACCACAACAAGCAGGCGTTGTTAAACCTTACGACAAGGACAACAAATGATTTACGATCCAGCAACGGGTAAGACTCGTGAGCAACGTGCATTTGGTAGAGATGCTAAGGGTGTAAGTACAGGGTCGGGTCGTTCGAAAGCTTTTCTAGGAAAACGTAAAGTAGCTAAAGGCATGTATGAGGGTCCACGTGCTAGTTACGGAAGATATCAAGTCGGTGATACAGCATCGGATGCAGTCAATAAAGGTATGTAATGAAACCCTCTCAAAAGCAGTTTGATATTCATCGTTGTGACAGTTGTGGAAAACCCATATTAGGGAAAACAAATACCATTGCTAACAGTAGACTAGGTTCACAAACGTTTCATGCAGATCCTATGGATTGTGCATCAGCGCCCGACCAATACCCCGGAAGGTACAGCAAATGATTCCAAACGGAACGCAATTCTCAGATAGCGCTAAATCACGCAGAGCGCAGATTGATGCTGATGCTACGTGGGCTAAAGAGACTTGGGAAGCAAAAGGTGGCGATAAGGCCGCACATACTTTTAAGCCTGACTTCAAGGGTCAGTCCTACGAACAACAGATGAGGGATAAGAAAACAAAATGATTAAAACACCTAAGGTAGATCCAAAGACTGGATTAATGAACCCAAAAGCTGCAAAGCCTGGCCAAGCTATTTACGGCAAACAAGCCGTTAGAAAACAAAAAAAGTCGAGCGGTGGGCACGTAACTGTTAAAGGCAATAAGTAGTGACTCAAGCGTGGACACGCAAAGAGGGTAAAAACTCTGAGGGTGGTCTTAACGAAAAGGGACGTAAGTCTTATGAGTCTGCTAACCCAGGCTCTGATTTAAAACCTCCTGTATCTGCAAAGGAAGCACGTCGTTCACCTAAAGGTGCCTCACGTCGTAAGTCTTTCTGTGCGAGAATGGGTGGTATGCCAGGTCCTATGATGGAAAATGGCAAGCCAACACGTAAAGCGCTTGCGCTTAGAAAGTGGGACTGTTAATGGCAAAAGATTCAAATCCATGCTGGGAAGGCTATGTCCAAGTTGGTATGAAGATGTTAAGGGGCAAGAAAGTTCCTAACTGTGTTCCTGCAGGCTCTGGTAAGTCAAAAGTTGCAAAACCTACTAAAAAGAAAGCTGGTAAAAAATAATGTGCAAATCATGTGGATGTGGTTGTTCAAAGCCGGGCTGTAAGGGCGCCTGCAAGAAGACTGCTAAGAAGATGTCACCAAAGCAGAAGAAGCTTGATGTTGACAAAGATGGCAAGCTAGAAGGATCTGACTTCGCTGCTCTAAGAAAGAAAAAGAAGTAATGTGCGCCACCTGCGGCTGCGGTAAGCCGAAAGCATCTCATAAAAAAACAATCAAAGTCGCAGGTGAAAAGCACACTATTAAGCAAAAGCCTAGCGGTGAAGTGATTGTTGATCACGCTGGTAAAAAAGGTAAGTACGACAAGATTAACCTTACTAAGAAGGCTGGCGCTAAAACAATTAAGCAAGGCGTAAAGGCTACAAAAGATTGGCATAAGAAGAATGGCTGAGACTAAGAAGTTTGGACCCTACAAGGGCAGTGACGCTAATGGCGGACGCCCTATTTACGTCTACAAGAAAAAGGTAGGCGATAAGTGGGTTACTACTTCTAAGAACAAAGCTCGCGCTGACTACGAGTCAAAAAACGGTAAACTTAAGTCTAAAGATATTACTGTGGATCATAAAGATAATAACCACAATAATGACTCTAAGGGAAACCTAAGAGCTATATCTCGCAGTAAGAACACTGCAAAAGAAAATAAGCGCCGTGCGGGTAAGAAGGAGAATCAAAAATAATGGAACCAAATACAACTCAATTCTCTAATATCTATCGCAAAGGCGGAGACGACTCAGGTCTAAAGAAGCGTGCCGTAGAACAATCTATTGGTGAGATGGATCGCACTCGTAAGATGACAGGTGCAGAGCGCTTTGAAGATGATGTTAAAACTGGTGTTCAAGGTGCTCGTAATGCAGTTAAGTTAAACCCAACTGTAAAAGAAGCAACAGATAATCCAACAATGCTTGGCGGACCAGTAAGTGGCGCCGCTTTAGCAAAAGAAAAGCGCAAGAAAATTGAAACGAAGAAAACTACTGAGCGCGAGATGAAACGCCGCTAAGTTGGATGACAAGGAGCGCATAAAGCGTTGGACTTGTGAGTTTTGTCAAAAGATATACGTAGTTCCGGGCTTAGCACGTGATTGCGAAGAGCGCCACCTACAGAAAGACTACGAAAATGACTGAGCGTAAAAAGAAGCACAGACAGTATAAAAACGTGTCTATGAATGACCGAGGGTTTCTTCGAGTTGGTGGAATTGTACTTCCTTACTATCCTGCGTACATGTGGGGCGGTATGGGCTCAGGAACAACCAATGCTGACACAACTACTACTGAAGGAGCTGGACACGATGGCAACACAGGAGCAGATGGCGGGTCGGGAGCTGACGGCGGAGGATCGATGTGATTCTTGTAACGCAGCAGCAAAAGTTATTGCTACATTTTTAAACGGTGAGTTAATGTTTTGCGGTCACCACGCAAGAAGTTTAAAAGATAGTTTATTAAAGCAAGCAGCAAATGTTTACGACCCAGAGGATTCTATCTTCTAGTAAAATTTAAGTTGTCGAGGGAGAAGACAACTGAACGTTTCACGCGCCATGCGCCTACTAGCAGCATTAATCGTTACACTATCCTTCGCTTTTTTCCCACTATTACTCGCAACACCCGCTAACGCCACGTGTGTAACAACCGCACAGTCTATAGCTGCAGCGGCGACAGCCCCTGTTGTTTTAAATACTGAAGTAATTACTCCAGGGGATACGCCTACAGCTACGTCTACACCCGTGCTTGTACAGGATACCTGTGGTGGAGATGATGTTTCTTATCAAGTTGCCTTACCCACCGCTATAAATTTTCAAGGCGATACTTATACAGCTGTCTACGCAACAACTAATTCAACTATTGTTTTTGGCCAACAAGATAATAATTACGCCACTTTTCCAAATAGACCTTCAATCTCAGTTAATGCTTATGATTGGGTGGTACTAGACCCTAATAACCCAAACCCATCTAACTCATACCCAGCAGGGTGGAGGGCGCCTGACGAGCATTTAATTATTACTTCAAGTCAAGCAGGGTTCCAAGTTGATTTAGCGGTTCGTCCTTTTGGACAAAATGCCTCAGCCAACCCACTTTCAACAATTGTGGTGACTGCGGCAATTAACCCTGATAACACTTTGACTATTACTTATCTTTCAGATGTTCAGCAAGGCCTGAATACTAGAACAGGTGTTCGTTTACCTAATGGTCAGGTAGTTACTTTAGAACAAGCAGGTCTTACTCGTGTGTATATCGCACCAGTTGTAACAGCAGAAGTAATTGTAGAACCTACTCCGAGTCCAACTCCCACTCAAACCCCGACTCCAACTCCAACGCCTTCACCATCTCCTTCAGAAACAGCAACGCCCCAACCGAGCCCAACACCAACACCAACAGCGACACCAGAACCTTCTTCATCACCTACTCCTTCACCAAGTCCTTCACCAAGTGCAACCAGTGTGCCAGAACCTTCCCCAACACCCAGCCCCACACCAACACAGTCAACGGCAGTACCAACCCCAACGCCAACACCATCAATAGAACCCACACCAACTCCATCACCTACTCCTTCCCCATCGCCTTCGACATCTGATAGTCCA